GAGAACCAAAACATGGCTAGCTTCACCAACATAATTTCCATTTTCTGTCTCAACCTTAATGTTAAAGACCTGATCCGTCATAACGGACTTCATGGTATTTACAGCATAGGCTAGAATACCGAATTTTGTCTTGTCCTCGATTTCGACATTGTGAATCGCTTCAGGAAGAGAACCGATACTAAAGATATAGCCAAAATAATTGTCATTCGCTTTACCGATATCAATCTTATTGGTTAAATCAAAATCCAGTTCGTCAATTGCTCCATCGATGTCTTGATTGATTTCCAAAAGTTTCGTAATGAGGTTACCTGTACCGCCTGGGATAATCCCTAACTTAGGAATGTAGTCTCTCTCAGCAATACCCGAAATGACTTCGTTGACAGTCCCATCTCCACCAAACACAACCACTGCATCGTACTGCTCACTAGAAGCTTCCTCAGCAAAATGTGTTGCATCCAGAGCTTTTTCGGTAATTTTGGTTTCTACGTGCTCAAAGTATTCTTTTGCTTTATTCTCCAGCTTTTCTTTATAATCCAAAGCCTTCTCGCCACCAGAGGTAGGGTTGATAATTATCATTGCTTTTTTCATTAATTTCTCCTCAATTTTAAATAGAAATGTTTACATTTCGCCATATGCAAGTAAATGTAATACTATTATACAATGAAAATACAGAAAATAGAAATCTGACGTACTGGAGATTAATTATCCTTTTATTCTATTTTCCCATCGTATAACTACATCCTTTAAGGGTTCATCCAAGTAAGAATAGGCCTTATCCTTGATCCAATCAGGAATACCATAAGCTGCCTCGGCTATACTTCCTGTGATTGCTGCGAGTGTATCACTGTCACCACCAAGGGAAATTGCATTCCTTATCGCATCTTCGAAGTCTCTACTTTCAAGAAAGGCAATAATGGCTTGAGGGACAGTTTCCTGACATGTTTCGTTAAAACGATAGTTAGGACGGATTTCATCTAAAGTTTGAGATAGATTGTAGCCATATGTCTTCTCTAAATAATCCTTAATCCGTCTTTTACACTCTGTAGGATTGTCATTATTTGGTTGCTCGTATTCTCTACAATAACCACCAAAGTAAAAACGACACAGAAAGATAGCATCAGCTGTAGCCATAGCGCCTTTTATACCTTCGGGATGATTATGGGTTATCTCTGCAGAAAGACTCGCAAGTCCTCTAGATGATGACCACATTCCGGTTCTCGCATAGACATCACAGTCCATGACCCAAGCACATGGAGAAACACGCATAGCTGATCCATTCCCAAAGCTATTATAAGGCTCACGGTTATCGCTCTTTAGCCATGCATTAAACCGAACACCGTAATCAGCATCAGGATACATCCTTCCATATTTCTTCATGGCATCAATAAAGTCGTCTTTTTGTCCCCCATTCATAATCGCTTCTGCAACAGCACAGGTCATAACCGTATCATCAGTGAAAAAACAGTCCTCACTAAATAAAGGAAAGTCCTTCGTTTTGATATTGTTCCATTCATAAACAGAACCGACAATGTCACCAACAATTGCTCCTATCATACGATTCCTCCTTGTGAACTATTGGTTTAGACTGATTTTTCTATTTCCCATACTCGGTTATTTTATCAGCATATTCAGTCAAAAGATTCTTTGAATAAATTTTTTCAGCCTTTGAATTTCTAACTTCTTTCCAAAGAATAGAAGCCACTTTTAACTTGTTTGAGTAGTTACGACTATTTTCGTCTGAACAGAAATCCTTTAGAAATTGGTTCCATTGACAAACCGAATGATCATACTTGGCATAGTCTGAATTTCCATAATAGACTTTTAGCATATCTTGGATTGTAAAACTCAAATCATTTTCTCTTTTTACTTTTCTCCAAGCTGTAGCCATATCAGCAGTAAATTTAAAGGTTAAAACATCTGTTAAAGTTGAGAAATATTCTCTAAAGTCTGCATTAAAGGAGAATCCACATTCAAGTAAGGGTGTATTTAAGGTAACGACTTCTACTCGTTTCTTTTTCCTTTTTATTGATGATTTTTTAATCAACTTCCCCTTAAAGTACTGCTCAATAATATGATTGAGTTCTTGTTTTGTACCTCTATATTCAAGCCCTAATGACTTGCATATCTGTGAAAGTTCATCACGATACCAATAGTATTTATTAAACTCATCAAAGGATGCGATTTTATCAAACTCAGGTCTGCTTTCTATCAATATAACACCTCCTTAAAACCAATTTAGGTTGTCATAACGAAATAATGGAGTTTTAGTTTCTTTATTTTGAGGATTAGCTACGTTTCACTAACAAGCTTACACATTCGATATGATGCATCTTTGAGACTCAAAAGGTTCAGTGAACCTTTTGAGGATTAACTGCGTTTCACTAATAAACTCACACACTCAACATGTGCTGACGTTATCTTCCTATACTATGAAACGAAATAAAGACCGTCCGAATATTTGAATTAAACCATTAAACGTAACTTATCAGTTTACTTAGTACATCTTCGACATACAAAATAGCAATGAAAATTTTGAGGAAATTGTTCTTACTATTATGCTGATTTAGTTACTGGCCGCCATACTTCACAGATATACTTTTAAAAGTTTTTATGTGATCTAAAATCGCTTAATTTCGCATTCAAAAACTTGGCCACTTGAATATCGTGGGTATTAATTATTTTTGTTCGTTTCGCAGTATCTCCACTCAATTTAGGTTTACAAAAAATATCCAAATTTTCGTATATTAGGTTTTTGACTATAAGTTTATCAAATTCTTCTTTTTCTTGCACTGATTCAAAAACAAGTATCAACTTAAGAAACCTTCTTTGAGCCGAACAAGCTTCTTGGTTTTTTTCGTCAAGAAGAAATTTGTGAATTAGCCATTCTGGACTTCCATCTATAAAATAATTGTAAGAAACATCAATTTTTTGTTCTTTATCAATTGAAAGAATCTCCCACCTAGGACTTGAAGTTGTATATCTACCTGAATCCATCACAATCAACTCATTCTCATAAAGAATTGTTTGATGGTATTTGAATTGATAAGACATGAAATAGTGCCTACTGTTCATCATATTATGAGCGTAGTACACATATCTACTTCTATCTTCAGAATCCTTATCCTCTACAAAAACAAATTCTGGAAATTGCTTATAATATCTTCCAACAGAATTACTCTCCCATCCATCCTTATCTTCTATGTAATGGAATAATCTATCAAACGGTGATAAATCAATTCCAAATCGCTTTCTCCATAGATATTCAACTTCTTGTTGACTCGCAACGCTATCAATTGGGGTATTAGTATCCTGCCTTCGTGTATATATTGTCCCAGCTGGAATACATGTTTTCCCATCTTTATACTTCTTTTCTAAATAGAAAGGTGTATTATCGGAATTCTTTATGATTAACACATCAATTTCTTTTGAATTAAGAGTTATAGTTTCAATTGTTATAAACGGTACATTTCCACCAGCAAAACTAGCATTCCTAAGCATATCTACAATCATGGCTTGAGTTTTTCTGTCTTCATCATTGCTGACTCCCTTTATTTCCCCATGATCTGATACTCCAAAAATTAAATAGGAATCATTCCTAGAAGGTATGTTAGAAAGGCATAGAATATCATGGATAAATTTAGCCTTATTTTGATGGTATTTTTCTTTGAAATCCCAATACTCGCCTTCTCTTTTTAGACTAATCAGGTCCATAATAGCAGTCTTGGAAAAACTCATGACTAATTGCCCCTTAGTTTTCTATAAAAGATATGTACATACACAATTTACAAGTTTACAAAATCAACTACTTAAAACGATTATTTGTCTCAAATCTCATTGACCCTCTGGTTTTTCAACCAGTATAGTAATTAGCTTCCAGTCAATTGGGATTATCAATATCAATAATTACCGTGCCATTATCTATAGGACTTTGTAATTCATCCCTTGGATTAATTAAATAGGTATAAATTAACTTTGTCAACATTTCTAACCTTCCAAGTCATAAATTTATCAAAATCTTCATTTGAGACTTTTGGTATCAAATCTAGTTTTTATTTATTAATTTGAAAGTTTGCAGTAATGTGTAAGAGTAGCTTCTAAATGATTGACTTGATATAGGAAAAATGTTTAGTCTCGCAAATGCTAAAGACATAGACACTTTCAGTAGCTTTTGATACTCATTGTTATTTTGTAATTTTTTGTAAAGAGATTCAGTCATTATAATATTTTGAGATGCATCTAACAACAAAAATTCAATGATTTTTATAAAGTCACTCTTATCGCTCTTGCTATATTCTGCTTCTATATTCTTAATTACAATTTTCATTGAATCCTTTGACTCGTTTGGAATTAAAATACAGAAATATGCTGTCTTTAAACTCTTTTCAGGAATTATTGCATAGATAGACTGAAGGGGACTCTCACTCCTAGTAGGATTGGCTGAGAAAAACATAGTTCCACTTGCAAAAAAGTTAGGAAGGAATCCTAAGTCATAATACTTCAATTCAAAATATTGGCAAAAATCAGTATAATTTGGTGATTTCTTTTCAATAAATATATTATCAAATCTATTTTTTAAAACATCAGAATTATGAAAATTTGCATTTTCGCTTATAATCTTGGTCGAGAGTTCCTGTTCAAATAAATATCGACTTTCGTCTTCTTTTGATATTTTTTTAGAGTAATCTCTTTCGATATTTATTTTTCTATTGACGATTGGATTGTGTACTTCGGATTCCAATTGATAGTCATATACATAAGAACGATAGAGAAACAAACAAAGATAAGTCTTAAGGTCTGTGTTAAAATCTTTTACTTCAATTGCTTTAAATAGGTCAAAATCATGTTTTTTACAGAATAAAGGTTGAACACCAGAATATTTAATATTAGTATCTATTACCAAATCTAAGACACCTTTATCATAGATATTACCTACAATATGTTTTATATCAGTTGCAAAGACCTTGTTTCCATCGGCGATTCTGCTCAAAAAAGATTTTGGATAAGTATGAGATTCTATAGCTTTCTCACAACAACCAGGATAATGACATAACGTTCCAGATTTATTTTCTTCATAGTAGTCAGTTTCGTTAAGCTTTAGAAATATATTGCTTTTCTGTTTATATTTGTTCTGAATAAAATCATTCATAAACTTATCGACTGTTCCAAACTCAAAATTCAAAATGATACCTCCATTTAAAATCCATTCATAAAGTTTGCACACTTTTCTAGCTTTCCCTTGTTTTCACGAAGAATCTCTACAGCTCTGAAGAAACCTTGCTGAAGCGTTTCCTTATCAATATGTCGATTAGTACAGCCTTGAACACTTTCCACCTTATAGTGGTTGTCACACTGCTAGACTAGCCGTTTCCCTCTGCTTGTGGTCAAGTTCTTTCAGCCAAACAGACCTCCACATGATTTACAAAAAAATTCTTGAATCTTGGCTTTTTTTCATCTATCCACCGGTACATATTATTAATGTACTCTCGATTTCTCATGCTACTCATTTTATATTGAAGATCACTGATTTGCCCTTCAAGATTTGAAATCTGTTCTATTTTGCGGTTGATAGCATCATATTCTATCAAAAATCCCTTCAGCGATAGTATCATATACTGTTAAATCCATATTTTGTGGGGTAGTATCTAGAGTAGATGTATTTATTTTATAACTATTAACTTTGATTTCTCTTTGACACATTGCACAAGGAGACTTTGTAGTTGATAAATGAATTTTCTGTCTGGTGGAAATATCTTTTATTTCGACTCCATTATTTTCTTCTCGAAGTTTTGCAAATAACTTTCTTTCACAACAAGTAAACATACGCCTATTCTTCTTATCTACATTTTGTGAAACAAAATTTTTATATTCAATATATCGTTTTAGGTCATTTAAATAATATCTAACACCATCCGCAATATCTACAATCTTAACACTTTTTTTACCAAAGGATTCAAGTACCTTTTTAAATTCATTTAATATCCTATTTTTATTGCCATCTAAAGCAATACCATTAACAGCGATATACTTTTCACCGTCAAACTCAATCGTAGCATAACATGAGATATTATAACTTTCAAACGCTTTCTTATAAATCTTATCATCTAGGTTAGATAAATACTTTTTTATTCTCTGAGGAAATCTTTTGTGGAATATTCTTGTATTTCTAATATTTACAAAATGAAGAGAACCATCAAGCGATAACATACTGTTTTGTAGTGCATTGATACGACCTGAAAAAACTTTAGAAAGATTCCGCGTCAAAAAAATCAAAAATTTAATGCCTCTTTCATCAAGCACACCATGAACCAAATTTTCTCTCAAATCTCGTCTCGTTCGCCAGTAATACCAATCAAACTCGTACATATATTCGAAGAAATTATCCCAATATATATCAAACACATCCCACAAGAAAAATAAGATTTCTTCTATTCTTCTACAAAGAATGATAAATTCCAATAATCTATCAGAATTGTCAGAACAATTTGGTATTTCTAAAATAGCAGTCAATTTATAAACGTAGATAAACTCTAACTTGAGTAATAAATCATGTAATTCAGAAACTTGAGAAATACTCTCTTTCAAGTCTACTACGTCTACATCTTTACCACAAGTCAAAATAAGCGACTCAGTCGCATAAAACTCCCTAACTATATTCAGAGCATCAATTATTGTATCTTCATTTTCTAATAAAGAATTATAGACGTCTGAAGAAATATATTTTTTGAATTCCCAATCACAATCTTTTAAGAAATTTTTCAATTCACTTATTTTTTCCCCAATATTTTTATTCTCCATAAATTGAACCTACTATCTATCATTTAACAAACAAAATTCTTAATGAATCTCTAAAGGTATAAATTGACACTCTGAACTTTACTAGACAGAAACTTCCGACTTAAATCATAAATTATTTAAGTCTTCGATTTAAATCTTCCATGACAGGGTCGAAATCAAAGGTGCGTCGACAATCTGAACAACTATAAAAAGGTAAATAGGTAGTTGAATTAATATTTAGATATAAGTCTCCCGAACAATCAGGACAGGCTGCTCTATATTCAGAGAATAAGCCAGATTGCTCACGTTGATTAATCGCAAAGACAAAAAAAGACACGTTTTCTGCTCCAGCTTGAAAAAGAGCTTCCGCGCAGGCTTTTAGTGTTGCACCAGTTGTAACAACGTCATCAATAACCATAACGCTTTTTCCTGAAACATCTATTGTTACTGTAAAAGCATTGGCCACATTTGTCAAACGTTCTTCAGTACCTAAATCCTTTTGCTTTTCGAATTCTCTTATTGCAATTAAAAATTGGGAAAGGTCTTCAATTTGTTGAATCCTTTCATCAGAATAAGAGAAAATGTACTCGAATATTTCTTTAAATCTACTTTCTTCATTGGGGCGTGGAGGAACATAACAAAGTGCATCAGGCATTATAGCATCAGGAAAAGACCTCATTGTTTGGATAATAAGGTCTGAAAGTTTTATATTAAATTTTCCGAATAACTTACTATTGGATTTTTTGTTAGAAATAATCGCCTTAGAGTACGGATGCATTTCATGCATGTAATGTTTAGAGCTATAATATCTTCCCAACGAAAACAGTCTTACTCTTTTTGAATCCGAAATAGGGTATAGACAATGGATATATCTGCTTCTAAATTGATAGGTTGGCAAAGGGATCTGATTTTCACCAAAATAGTTCCTTCCCACAATTTTATCAAGAACAACCAACTCATAGAATTGGTTAAAATTATGGAAAATAGCATCTGGGGTATTATCTAATTGTTCATACTTTACCATATTCTCTGATATTAAGATAACCCCGCTTAATAGTTTCATAGAGCGTTTAGTAAAACGAGAATCTTTAGAAACTAGAATAATTTCAGATGTCTGTGCGTTAAAACGCTCTTTAATGTAGTCAAATAGAGATAACGAGGGCCACAGAACCATTTTAAGAGATTCAACTTTTATAATATCACTATCATCAATAAAATCAGGTAACTCATCCAAATCAGTTAAAAACATACAATTATATTCTGACTCATAAATCTTCTGAACGTCTTCCCAATCATTAGCTGATAAAATCGGAGAATCAGAAATATGGAAAACAATAACTTTTATCTCACTAACATTTCTAAGCAAGTCTATCTCTCCCTTCCTCAGAGATAATATCTAACGAAAAGTCTAAAGGGATAAGCTCTAATTCTTCATCAATATCAAACTCCCCTTGAAAGAAATTACTCTCTGCCAAAATCTTTAGTGCATCACTAGGATTATGCATCACCTTGGCTCCTTTTTTAACAAACTTCCCTGGCCAAGTTATATGTTTATTTTCTAATGCACTCTCAGGTAGAAGAACCAATCTCCCTTGTTTAAGAGCATAATCAGCTTGAATAAGAGAGCCAGATGTTTCCCCTGCCTCCATAACAATTGTCGCAAGCGAAAGAGCGCTCATAACCCGATTTCTCATTGGAAAGAACCAACGCTGAGTTTTAGAAGCTGGAGAGAACTGGGAGACTACTAGGCCCTTCTTTTCTATTTCTAACTGTACTTCTTTATTTGCTGCTGGATAATACTGATTTAAATGAGTTCCTATTACTGCAATAGTATCTAAACTTAAATCAAGTGCTGCTTTATGTGCAGAAATATCAATCCCCTTTGCTAATCCTGATACTATAGTAATTCCGTTTTTACCAAGTTTCTGGGCTAGTCTAGTTGTGTTGTATTTAGCCTTTTCAGTCGCATTTCTTGAACCAACAAGTGAAACCTTTCGCAATTCGTATAGAAGACTTTTTCTGCCTCTAATATATAAAAATCTGGGTGATTTTTCTGTTGATTCTAGCATATCTGGATAATCGCTAGTTCCCCGTTTTAATATCTCATCTGTTTCTTTTAATTTTGAAAACTGAGCAGAAGCCAATGCATATTCATGATTTAATTGATTTTGATTGATTTTGAAATAATTACTATACAAATCTAGATAATCTAAAATAGGTGATGACTCTATTCCTTTATATTTTTCTATGAATGAATCAAAAATTGGCTCAAACTTCCCCTCTGTCATTTTTAAACAGTTTTGCAAAGTTGAAAAATTTAAGGCTTCTTGTTTAATCTTATTATCTATTTTAAACATGTGTCCTCCTTTCCAAAAATCAATTCGTACTTTATCATTATAACATATTCCTTGTCAAATTAATTTATATATGTAAAATTGACTTCAAAAATTTAAAACTTGTCTTTAATTATAACATTAAAATAGAAAAAAAGCTGTAGTGACAGCATCTTATTCTATAACTACAGCCTTATAAATTAACTTCCGTTCCTTCTAAAAATTTGATAGAGATACTGCCGTCTTCTCCAAGACTAATTTTCTCAAGAACCTGTCACATCTTCCTTCCATTGAATTCTTCCTGATTACTATTAAGTGACTCCTTTAATTTAGCCGCATAGTACTTCTCCAGCTTTTGATCTTCGCTAAAATTCCCCCACTTCTCTTGTAGCTTTTCCTCATTTTCTCGAAGAATCTCTACGGCTCTGAGGAAAGCTTGCTGAAGCGTCTTTTCATCAGTATGGCGATTGGTACAGCCCTGGATTCCCTTTACCTTGTAACCGGTTATTGCACTGCCAGACAGGACGTTTCCCTCTGCTCGTAGTCCAGTTCTTTCTGCCAAATAGACCTCCACATTCTTTATAGAATACTTTGTAGGTGAATCGGTTTTGTTCGCACTGGATAATGTAAAAATTGATGTGATTGTCCTGCTTAAACTGATTTCTCCGCTCTACCTCAAGCTGAACCAACTCCCATTCTTCTTTATCAATAATAGCTTCATGGTTGCCTTCAATATAGTATTGACTGACTTATCCCTGATTCTTACTGCGTTTCTTTGTAAGAAAATCCACCGTATAGATTTTCTGTAAGAGGGCATCTCCCATGTACTTCTCATTCTGAAGCATCCTTTGAATCGTAGTAGGGTACCAGTTAACCTTCCCATTCCAACCTGGAACCCCTTCTTCTTTCAGACTTCTCGCTATACTTTCTGGTGTTTCTCCTTGTAAAAAATCCTGAAAGATTCGTCTGACAATCTTGGCCTGCTCCTCATTGATGATAAGGTTTCCATTCTCACCCTTGTCATATCCTACAAACTTGGTTGTGTTGACTCTTATTTCCCCCCGTTCGAACTTCTTTCGAATTCCCCAAGTCGCATTCTCTGAGATAGAACGGGATTCATCTTGGGCCAGAGAAGAAAGAATGGTCAGAAGTACCTCTCCTTTAGCATCCAGACTGTCAATATTCTCCTTTTCAAAAGTGACTCCGATTCCAAGTTCTTTTAACTCCCGGACATATTTTTAGCATTCCAGCGTATTCCTGGAAAAACGGCTGATAGACTTCACTATAATTCTATCTACTTTGCCTTTTCGACAGTCCGCTATGAGCTGATTAAACTCTGTGCGTTTCTTGGTATTGGTTCCTGAAATCCCTTCATCCGCATAAATATCAACCAACTCGTAGAAAGGATTCTGCTGAATATACTCTTTGTAATACCGAACCTGGTTCTCATAGCTTGATAGCTGTTCGTCTTGGTCGGTGGACACTCGACAATAAGCAGCTACTCTGATCTTTTTCTGAGTTTGAAATATGACCGTTTGCTGTAGCTTTTTGGCCGGTATAACCGTAATGTTTTTCTCCATCTTCTATCCTTTCTAACACAATTACCGGTGAACTTAGTTTCTAATCTTCAATATCCCTTTCAGGGACTCTCATACCTTTACATGAATTTTTTCCTTCTTTGATATATTTGGAACAACACCAAACAATCTTTTTCTTATAAGATACTTGTCTTTTTAATGTTGAACCACAATATTGGCATTTTAACATTCTGGAAAATTTATAGGTTTTATTTGTACCTTGGATCCGAGAACGGCTTTTCATTTTTACCTGAACCTTTTCCCATATTTCCTTAGATACAATTCCTTCGTGATTATCTTCGATATAGTATTGTTCCAACTGTCCTTGATTTAATTTCTTTGGACCGTTTACACCATCATGAAAGTATTTTTGAAGCAGTAAAGAGCCTTTGTATTTTTCGTTTTTTAAGATATTACGAATTGTGCTATCATACCATTTCTTTCCTGTTACAGTTGGAACCTTGCCCTCATTAAGTTTTTTAGCAATCCTATGTGTACCCATTCCTTCTAAATAACTATAAAAGATTGTTCTTACTATTTGCGCTTCTGCTTGGTTTATAACAAGTTCACCTTTTTCGTTTAAATCATACCCTAAAAACCGTTTAGTATTAATGAGTAATTCTCCCTTCTGGAACTTTCTACGAAAACTCCACCGTTGGTTTCCGCTCATGCTTTGTAACTCTTCCTCAGCCAAACTTGCTAACACAGTCAAGACAACTTCACCTTCATTGGATAAGGTGTGGATATTCTGCTCTTCAAAAAAGATATCAATACCTAGAGTTTTTAATTCTCGACTGATTTCAAGAACATTGATAAGATTTCTTGCAAACCTAGATATTGACTTAGTATGGATAACGTCAATTTGTCCTTTTCTACAAGCATCTAGCATAGTTTGAAAGTCAGGTCTTTCATACTTTGAACCTGAAATCCCTTTATCACAAAAGACACCCAAAAACTCAACATCTTCTCGTTCAGCATACAGCTTTTCAAAATAAATTTTTTGATTCTCTAGCGAATCAAGTTGACTTCCGTTGGTTGTCGAAACTCGAACATATGCACAAATTCTCTTTTTTCTATTGTTATTCTTTGCTTCAATTTTTCTTATATTCATTTTTCCTCCAATAAGAAGTTTTTTCACACTATATATCACTCTAAACCCAATATTAGTCAAGTATTCAGCAATCATATAATTTACTAAAATGTGCTTACAGATCCTCCTACCTAAATAGGTACTTTCAAGATAGATTTTTCCGGTTTTAAGAAAAAATCAAAAAGAAAAAGCCTGATGTAATTCACCAGGCTTAGATTTTTTATTTGAAATTTAATCGCATTATGTTATAATAAACATAGAAAAAGAGCTGAGCGCCAACTCAGCTCCATGTAGAACCGTTAAAAAGACGGTGACTCTCTATTATCAGACTATAACTCGTCCAACAACTCGGTCAAAAGTGGGGACGGGTTATTTCTTTTTGTCATCGTCCTTGAAGATTTTATAGCACAAACCAATCAAAGCAATGGTAAAAGTACCAAAACCAAAGATGGTCTGAACGACTTCAAATGAGCTCAAACACGCTCCTCCTTTCCGTCAGATTTTGATGATTTACCCATAGGCATCACCTCTCTTTCGGTATCAGGAGCCACCGTCTTCACTTTTCTACAATAGATATTATACCACATGAGCCACCAACTTCGGTGGTTTATTTTGTTTAAGGATTTATTTTAAGAGTAGTATCTATAGACTCTTTTAGTTAGTAGTAATCAAACCATCTGGTTCAATCGTAAATTCTGGTTTTACTGATAGAGAACCATCAGACTTGAGATAGTACCATCCGTTTCCTGATTTGATAAATTGCTTAGATTTCATGTCTCCATTTTTTTCATCTAAGTAATACCAAGTTTCACGATATTTTACCCAACCTTTAGCCATTCGACCATCCGACTTAAAATAGTACCAACGATGATCGATATGCATCCAACCAATAACCATGGCACCACGCTTATCTAAATAAAACCAATCCTTACCATCATTGAACCATTTATTGATGAAACAGTAACCTCTATTATCAAAGTAGAACCATTCTCCTTTGATATTCTTCCATTGAGATTTTGGATAAGTGCCATCTGCTTCTTCCCACCACCAACCAACTTCGTTTCGTTTCCAGTTTCCTTCAGTTAGACCAGATTCAATATCTTTCTTAAACTGTTCTCTACTAATGCCCCATTTTGCAAGGTATGGGTAGGGATCTACATGATCACTCCCATTATTTGGTTGGTTGTAAGTACAAAACTGATGAGTTTTAATTCCAGCAAGACTACTAGAATCTAGAGTTTTAGGGATTCCAGCCTCGTCAGCTAACTCACGTAATAGCTTGACATAAAGTCGATAATCTCTCATGAATTCTTCTTTAGATTCATGACTTTCTATTAGTTCAACTTGAGCATATCCTTCTACGTTCCATCCTCCACCAACATCATAAGCACCCCTGTCAACTAACCAAGTCTGCATAATACGTCCATTCCCAACCACATGGGAGAAAAATCCTGATTCAACTGGTCTGCGCATATGATAATCTGCTTCGTTTTGTACAGTTGAGTTAGGGTTACCTGTAGAGTGTGCGTGCACTTGGCGATAGGGTTGTTCACCGATTTGAGGAAGATTTGTTCGTAATCTACTTTTATCAACTTCCATGGTTATCCTCCTTATCATCGTTAGACTTTTCTTCAGTCAGATGTTCAAAAGCTTTTAAAATTGGTTTAAAAAGCAGAATATTCCCTTTTACTTTTTGATAGTTCTCAATTAACGATTGGAAAGTAAAAACTAGGTATCCAATATAAATCGAATACAGAAACATAAATCCAGTTTTTTCAGGCAACAAAACAGACATCGGAATCAATAACAGTAACATAAAAATCCCTAATACTTTTCGAATTAAGCCATTGATTCCAATTCTACTCTTATACTCAACATCAGGATTTACAATTGCAGCAAATGTTCCTGATGCAAAATCAACAATTTCCATGATGACAATCAACGCTAACGCATACAAAATAAGCCCATCTTCTGTTTCGATGAGCTTTCTTAAAAAATTAAACAATTCAATATCCATTTTTAATACTCCCTATTGTTCTTTTTTATTTGACTCGATTTCAGCTAAAACAGCATCTTCTAATTCATATCGTTTATCACGGAACAATTTTTCTTGGTTTCTCATTTCGAGACGATGCTCCGCATAGAGCTCTGAATGATAGAGAAACTCAGATACTGTAGAAACACCATGTTCATCGACATCAACAGTATACTGCTTAACTACTTCATCCCCAATCTTCAAATTTCCAACCAAACGTGTTGTTTTAGTAATTTCTAATGCCATTAACTTTCTCCTTTCTCTCTTTTAGTTTTTACTTCCTCAAATAAGTCTTTTAGGTCTGAGTCGTATTCTAATACATCTTTCATTAACTGCAATTCGCTTGCAACAACCAAATAAAGAGCCTCATTTTGTGCTGCTTGACCTTCGATTTGTGCTAGTTTCTTAGTCAACGACTCCATTGCTAATTGATGGATTAAATCTGTGTTCATCTTCTAACATCTCCAATCGTTTATTTAATTTTCGAATATCAAGTATTAACTCTTGAATCCCTTTTAAAGCGATATTCGTTAATCTTGTATTATCAAGATTCAGAAAACCACCATTTTCATACACCAGTGACGAATCAATTTGTTGAACATCTTGAGCGATGAGTCCAATTTTGGTATGAGACTTTTGAATACGATTCCCTATTTTCTTCCAGTCATATTCTTTAAATTGAAATCTTTTGATAAAATCGAGTGCTTTATAGTTAGATAAGCCTATATTCTCTTTTAAGTTTTTATCAGAAAAATGTTGGTTAACAATTTGCCATAAGCTATAAGCATTTCCGTTATATGAGTAGTAAATATCATTTCCTGATCCACCAAAGTCTAGAGATACATTATTAGAATTCCAATAACTAATAGTTCCTGTAGTTGAGCCATTAATGCTGCTTTTGCCGTACTTCAACCAGCCAATTCCTTTTGCCTTAATGTATCCTTCGACCGTCAATAGAAAATCATCACTATCACTTGCAGTGTTTCCAGTAGTAAAATCTGAATCTTTGTAAATAAATAAGCCGTAAGGAACATTGTCCCCTCGGCCATAAGAACCTATAAATTGTACACCTAAACCATCTTTAGAATTAAACTGACGAGGAACATTAATCTGTAATCCACCGTTGATAGCGTCAAATGAACCATAAGCACCTAACTTAATTTTTGTTTCTCCAGTTAGTAATCCACCAGAAATTGTGGTTCCAGTTATTGTGCCACCCTGAATTCTATCACCACTTAGTAAGCCTGACTTTATTTGACTAGCATCAATCCTAACACTTTGTACACTATTGATAAAAGCATTCTTTGCAAACAGCTGTCGTAAATAAGCTTCATTTGCAACTAACTTATTAAAAAACGCTTGATCCACAACAATTTTATCTGCAGTTACTGAATTTGACGCTAATACCATAGTAGTTACTGAACCAGATTCAAAGTTTGATGTCTTTAATTTGTCAATCATTCCTGATTTAATGACTGCTCTATCAATTAAAGTATCTCCAGTGATATGAGTTGCCTTGCCAATAATTCGATTGATTCCATTTGCACCTAAATTAATCCCTGAAATTAAAGATCCAGCATTAGTTAAATTTTGAATCGAATAGGAACCTTGATGTTGCTGAACAAGACTTTCTGTTGCAATTTGTTGAAAAGATGTACTATCTACAAAGTTATTAGGTGGCTGACTACCTCGAACAATTGAAATTTGGCCAACTGCCACAGTGCCGTTCTTTTCTAGCCAAATATGAAGCCCAAAATCATCTGTTTTTGTCACGGTTTTATTTATCGTAAAAGTTCCTGTAAAAATTTGAGCTGCGCCCGTTCTAGTCGGACTGATGGTGAAACCTCCTATTGAGTTACCTGATTTGATTTCAAAACCAACTTTTCCATCAGGTAGTACATCTATCCATAAATTGACCCTATAAGAAAGTTTCTCACCAGCAACAAATTTTTGACTATGAAGAGGCATTTGGAAACCACGCCAACCATTTGTTGCCCTACCACTTTGTGCAATTCTTAGCAGCTTGTATTCATTAGTTCCAGTCATAACTAAATTCGAATTCGGTTCACGTTCTCTATATTTACTAAAATTGGTTGGATCGTATACTAAGTTTTGGTTATCAATTAAATCACTGACTCTTGTAATCAGTCCTTCGGATGTTTGTACAACCTGACTAATTGTTTTGCCTTGTTCACTAATAGTTCTTGTATGACTAACTAGAGTATCTTTTACTTCGTTAAAAGCCGTTACAGTTGTTAAATCTTCGATAGGTTTAGTCCAATAATTTGGAAAGATATCTCCAGTAGTAATCATTAAAGCTCTCCAATGAAACTTACCTGAACTTGCTCCATCAATACGAAATTGTAATTCAAAGTTTTTAAAATTATTGAACATATCATCGGTTACGATTCGAGAAATTTTAATAAGATGGTAGTTTGTACCAGTCTTTAATGTAGTAGACCAAGAGGTATGAAAGGGATTAGAATGAACACTCCATACAGCACTATTATCTGATTTTTTATAGCCTGGACCTTGTAAGATAATTCTAGGAGTAATAGTTGGATCTAATACAACATTATCGACAGAAATATAAACAAATAGATTGATTTTTGTCCCTGAATAAATGCCAGTCGAATCACCATAAGGAATTTTTCCTAATGTTTGAATCCAATTAAGTTTCGAGTTTATTTCTTTGTATGAAGTCCAACTATCACTTGAACCAGATGCTAAGTTTCGATGAGAAACACTAGTTGGTATTAAAGCTTTAGTTTCACTAATAGTCCGAGTGAAACTATTAGATGTTTCTCTAACTAAGTTTTGCACGCTAGAGTTCGTTACATAATCTCTATCTAAAATATTTTTATCAACATCTGATTTAGTTTGAAATCCTTTTAAATTGATTACAGTTTCTACCTGACTACTAGTCAATCTTTTGGCTATTTCACCTGCTTGAATTTTAATTGTTGTTTCAGTACTAGCAAGTCGATTTGTCGTTTGATTAAAATCTGTTTGTGATACTTTAGTCTTTATAGAATCTGCAGCAACTTGTAAATCAGCTTTAGTTTTAGATATCGCTAATGCGTTCTCTGATATCCTTTGCAGTGCTTCATTAGCTGTTTGTTTAATATTTTCTACATAGGTCTTTTCAGCTTTTAGAATTATTTTGTCCTTAGCTTGTGATATTTCTGTTCGTTGTTGTTCTACGGTATTTTTGATAGCATCAAAGTCTGTCTTTGAAACCTTGTTAGTAATAACACCATTAAGCTTATCAATTGAAGATTCTACTGTTGTAATTTGATTCAATAAGCAATTCTTGCTGAGTTCAACTAAACGATTTGCTTCTGCAATAGCTTCTTTTTTATAATTTAAGGTATCTGTTAACACTGTATTAGTAGTCTCTTTAACTTCTCTACTAACATCTAAGGCATGATTTGCTAAATCTCTACTACTATTTGCTTTAGCCAACACATCGTTGTATCTATTTTCATTAAGTGATTCATTAGATAGAACTTTAGAATCAACATCAGCGATCTTCCCTTCAATATCTTGACGAATACCATCTGCGTAGACTTCTGCACTAGCTTTGACTTTTTCAATATCATCAAAAATTGATTCTTTTTGTTTAGTGAATTCGGCATCAAAGGCTGCATTCGCATTTCTCAAAGCTTTTTCAATTGCGACTTCTTGTAATGTGAAACCAGAGTCTAAAATTGCATTTGCGACAGTTGAAATTCCACTATTTGAAGTTGAACCACCTACCATTGATTTATCATCAAAAGTAATCGAGATATATTCTTGTGTCAGTGCGTCAAATTCATAAGCGATTGCCTTTTTTGGAATATCAATCTCATGTTTCAAACTCTTGATATATACAGTATCCCCTAAATGTACAACCTGCCCATCAAGTTCATAGGCTTCAATCGTAATAGCATCCGATAACTTATCAATTCCTTCATTCTTAAACTTAGCCTCAGCCCACTTCCTTAACTCCTCAATGCTTTTAAGAGTATTATTTTCGTACTCTTTTTCATTGATATATGGATAGAAAGTGATTAGAGGACTATCGACAGTAATTTTAATTGTCTGGTCTTTATCTTTACCATCTGGTTTAAATGTTGATTTTGCATGAATACGAGTAATGATTGATTGAGTTGATTTTGTTCTCTTGTAAGACTTTAGATTCTTATGTGTTGTTATGACAACACCCCTATTTTCACCTCTATTCTTCTTGATTGTCAGAGCCAAATTGTCACGAATCAACTCCCCTTCCCAAGTTCCTATAATAGAATGAGCACCATCCATTAAGACAGCATAAAGTGTTTTTACCTCATCTGTATTGAAAGTACGGCGATCTGTAACATCACTCGTAAATGAAAAATCACCAAGATTAGTCTTAGTATTTTGTACCATTTGGGATAAGGCCATACCACAAGTAAGATTAGCAACACTAATTGGTTCGATAGACCGTTGCATAATATCATCTGAAATATGGTAGGCGGTTATATCCAAACTATCATCGTTTTCAATTGGCTTTTTAATACGAAATAACTGGAATCCTAAGACAGGCACAGGAGCCTTGATAAGCATATCCTCTTTTATTTGTTTATAGATACCAGAATCGGTAATTGGATAGCGAATAGATAAGGTGAAATCACCGTTCAGGGTTTCTTTTACAATTGCAGAGCTAGTTTCATGAAGAGGTAATCCATTCCACTTTACAGTTCTAATATCTTTGTTCAACAAAAATAACATTTAAGCCCACCCCCAATTTGTTTCAAAGCTTAAAGAAGTAATACCTCTACCAAGAACAACACCTACTTCTTTTTTAGCGCTTGGATCAATAGTGATAAAATCACCAGACCATTTGATGTACTTTTTGCTAACCGTTAGAAAACTTGGACTATTTGGTTCGTTTACCATCACAAGAGGTTCTGTAACTTTTTCAATTTTAATAACCTGATCTCCAATCGTAAACTGTGTCTCAGTTGCCGAATTCCCCATTATCGTTATTTTGGGGAACGCTAGAGATGTCCCTTGAACTCTAAGTACACCGTTTGATGTCAAAGTTTGTCTATCCATTGATTTAAAGAACTTTGTAGGATGACAAATAAAGGTAGCTTTCGTCGCATATACACCATCTCTCTCTTGTTTTACCTCAGTACATTTTACTCGGTAACACCAAAGACGTGTGGTTTTCATCCGTTCACTCTCAAGCCAAAACTGCTCCTTGATAAATAGACCCATAAATTGATGGAGTTGTTCTTCTGAGGGCTTAACAATGTAAATCGTATATGATTTTTCAATCAAATCTCGGTGCCGATTTGTTTGCGAAAGAGCCCCACTCATTCCTTTATGTTCTAATAAACTCGTCTTACTCTCCGCTAGGATAACAGAAGGCGATTCGTGGACAATCACCTTAAAAGGAAAACTAGAAGTTCCAATTCCATCTATGACTAACTCGTTTCTTTTAATCATATAGTGGCTCCTCTCAATTGTTTTTGACGTGCTAATTCTTCTGCAATTCGGCTTGCTACTTCATTTGCTATTTTTTCAATATCTGCCTGTTCTCGGATAATATTTCCAGTAATCGAAATGTTGATGTCTGGCATTCTTAAATCCATCGTTCTTGCAATACCTCTTCCGATTGCCCCAAGAGTAGATTCATTTAAAGGGAGTACCGCTTCGTTTCCTGCTTCTCCTCCTACCATTAGGGAATTCCCTATTGTTCCGAAGGCAGTTGGTTTTGTTAAAATTCCCCCTTTTGCATACCACTCAATTCCGATTCTAGGAATTTGTCCCTTTAACCAATCCAGAGGGTTTGCAGATCCTGACACACTAAAATGAGGTAAAGGAATGTGTGGCCACTGAAATCTGAAATTAAAGAGATTTTTGATAGCAGTTATAGCAGTTGAAACAGCATTTTTGGCAGTGTTGATTGCATTTGAAATCGTATTTTTTACTCCATTCCAAACATTGGACACTGTACTTGAGATTCCATTTAAAATACCTGAAATAGTTGAACTGATACTATTCCAAATTGTACTGATAACATTACTAATTGCTGATAAGAGATTACTAATTGTGTTCTTAATCCCATTCCAGGTGTTTGATATAAGTTGACTAATAGTACTTAGAACTAAGCTTACAATTGACTTGATGGATTCCCATACTGTTGAAATAACTACCTTTATTGTTTCCCATGCACCAGACCAATCCCCTGTTATAACCTGCATGATTGCTTTAATAATGCCTAAGACAAGATTGATTGCTGTTTCAACTACTTGTTTAATGATTTCCCAAGCTGTGCTGATAATCAGTTTTATATTTTCCCATGCTGCCTGAATATAGGGTTCTAGAATTGACATAACGGTAGTTATGACTGTTGAGATTGCATTCCAAACTGTGGTTGCGGATGCTAGAATTAATTCTTGGTTTTCACTCCACCACGAAGTCAGTGTTCCCCAGATACTTAAAATAAAGTCTGATATTTCTTGAATGATAGTAGATATAAAAGAATAAATAGCATTCCAAATATCCGTTACTGCTGTTCTAAATCCCTCGTTATGTTCCCAAAGTTCTTTTATTCCTACAATTAACAAAGCAAGAACAGCTATAATTCCTAAGACTATAGCAATAACTGGTGCTACACTTGCTATTAAGCCACCAATTGTGACACCCATTGCTAAGGCAGCTGCTTGAAGTGCTAAAAATATAGGGAGTAATAAGCCTAATCCAGCAATAAGGCTACCCACAATAACAATAAATTGTTTGACTGGCGTTGATAAACCAGAGAACCACTCAGCAACTGAACGTAGCAAATCAGCTAAAATCTCTAGTATCGGTGCAAAAGTCCCAGCTATAGCATCTCCAACTTCAGCTAATGCTAACTTAGCTTCATTTTGAGCAGTTGTAAATTTATCAATTGGATCCAGTGTCGCTTCATAAGTTGACCTGACTGTTCCTGACGCTTTCTTTGCTGTTTCAGCTAAGTCATCGAAAGATAAAGCTCCACGACTAATAGCATCCACCATTCTTGGAGCACCCTTGGTCCCAAATATATCTGAAGCGATAGTTAACTTTTCAGTTTCGCTAGTTGAATTTCTAATTTTTTCTATGGTTTCAGATAAACCTTGCTGCAAAGTCTTTCCAGATGCTGCGTACTTCACAGATGCTTTTGATAGGGATGATAAAGAGGCTGATGAATCCACACCAGCCTTTTCAAATTTCCCCATTAAAGCAACACCCTCATCAAATGAAAGTCCTAATGCCTTAATTTGTGGTGCTCCAGAGATAACCTTATCCATCAAATCTTGGACTCCCACCCCAGTAGCTTGACTGGTAAAGGTGACAGTATCAAGAACACCAGACAAATCCATTGCCTGTAAGCCATATGCTTCTATAGCTTTCTTAGCTGAAATAGCTGATGAGGTAACATCACTTCCGTTTATGGATGCGAATTGAATGAGGTAACTTGAAGCTGATTTTAAACTATCACCAGTTAAACCAAACTGAGTGTTCAACTCTCCGACTGCACTTCCAGCAGTGTTAAAGTCTGTAGGGATTTCTGTAGCAAGGTTCTTTGCGATAGTTGTCATTTCTTCTAAAGCTTGGCCAGAAGCACCAGTTTTGGTGACAATGATATCCATCCCTTCATCAACTTCGTTAAAAGCTTCAAGCGACTGTTTCCCAAAATCAATCAGTTTTTGTGATAATTCTGCTAAACGGTCACTGAATTCCATTAGGATTTCTGCTTTTAAGAGATGATTGATGTCTGATAGATTATCCTTTGCACTTATTGAACTAGTGCTCATCTCTTCCATCTCATTTTGAAGGTGATTATAGGCCGTTTTGGTATCATTTAGAGTCTGTTCCAGTTTATTGGCTTCAATTGAATTTTCGCCATACTGAGATTTTGTTAGTTCTAGCTGTTTCTCTAAATTCTGAATCTGTTTTTCTAGTAAAGAGGAACTTTCATTTACTTTTCTTTGAGCTAAAGCTAGCTGTTCAGATTCACTAGAACTTGAAGAAAGTTCACTTTCTTGTAATTTAAATTGACTCGTTAATTTTTCACTCTCAGAAGCTAGACGAGCTTGTTCTTGTTTCAAGCTATCCCATTGACTTTTAGTACTACCTATTCGATTACCATTTTCCGATAAGGCTTGGTTGACACCCTCTAGTTTGCCTTCGTAACTTTTCAGTACTGTCTGTGTAGTTTCTACTTCCCTTTGAAAGGCTCGATATTGTTCCGCACCAATAGTACCAGACTTAAATTGAGCTTCAACTTGAGCTTGTGCCTGCCTTAAGGTAGCTAACTTTTCTTTAGTTGTTTCAACTTGTTTAGCAAGCACTTCTTGTTTTTGAGTAAGGAGTGTGACATTTCCTGTATCAAACTTAAGAGCCTTATCAATTTGTTTCAATTCTTTAGTTGATTCAGCGGCTTGTTTATTTATCCCTTTTAAGGCATTTTGCAAGGGTTGTGTGTCACCACCAATTTCTATTGTGATGCCTTTTATATTTCCAGCCATGTTCACATCTCCTTTCTATTAAAAATTATCAAAATCACTTTGATTCGCTTTTCTTGTTTTGCTTGTTTCATTTGTCCGCAAGTTTACATAATCAGTTTGATAATCAAGAGCCATCCCTATTGAAATATGCTTTAAGTCGTTTATGGATAAGCCAGTTTCCTTACAACAAAATAGATAGCTTTCTACCGTAAAGATTTCTTCGCTTGCTGTTTCTGTTTGATCTGCTTTTTTCTTGTATTCATCCCTTGGTTAAGCATATTCATTAAGATAGTTGCTACTTCTTGAACTGGAAACTCCTCCATCTCCATAAAGAATTCTTTGAATGGTTTAATTCTTGGATTAGCAGATTTCGCAAATACCCAAAAAATTCTGTGAAAAAAAGTCATATCAAAATTGGTCAGGATAGATAGATCAATGTCACCAGTTTCGAGTTTTTCTTCCTCATTTAGGTGTTCAATCTTATCGAGAATTGACTGCGTACTCACCATTGAAAACAAGTCTTGAAAATAATCTTTACCAAACTGTTCTTTATAAGCAATCGGTGTATAGGCATTAGTAGCTAATTCATAGGTCTTTCCTGAAATTGTAATACTATCTCTCATCTGTAACTCCTTTATTCACGAGGTTCAAAGACTTCCTTGAACCAATTCTGACGAATCTCATCACTTGTTTCTTCTGTCGTTTTGCGACGAACCACCTTATCAAGTGGCCGAGGACTTGCAGTAAAGTTTAGCTCAACCTCATTAATATCTGAACCAGATTTTGTTTTTGATCCCATTGACGGACGTGATGCGTAACAGTAATACAAAACATGAAGTGTTTCTTTCTTATCTCCTTCAAAACGAAACATCAGAGCGAAATTCTTCTTTTCAGCATTTGCGATTTCAGAAATTGTTTTAGTTGTTGGATCTAATTTTTCTCCTAAGACACGAGTTAAAAATTCTTGGGTTAATAAGGCGAGCTTCAATGTTCCCTCATAACCATCATTTGATTCCGAAGTATAAAAGTTGATATTATCTGCCTTGTATGAACCTTTGTCACCAGTCGGTTCCAAGGTTAGTTCTGCTGCACCTCGTAATCGTTCAACCGTTCCATAAGTCAATGCACCATTTGAAGCTTCAGTTGTAACTTCTGCCCAATGAACATCTTGTAATCCGAATGTAACTTTATTTTTTTCAGTCATAACTATCCTCCGTTTAATGAAATGTAATATGTAATTTGATACAGTTTTTCAGTTGAGATATAAGTCTCTACTTTGTCAAAAAAAATTGAATGACTATCAAATAAGTCATCCATCTTAGTTTCGATTTCTAAGTCCTTCTTTAAGGTATAGAGTTCCGCTTGAAGATTAAGAGTCTTATGATAGCTCCAATTATCAGCCCCAGCATTTTCTGAGCCCTTAACAAGATATACAACAAATGGTGGTGCTGGACTTCTTCCTTCTTCAAAATGATGATAAGCTACTGGCAACTTTGATTTTATTAAAATGTTATAGAACTCTTTTAATGTCATAAACTCCTCACAATCTTTGTCTCAGCTTATCTTCAAGTGACTTAACGGCACTTTTTTCAACGATTTCAATATGTTTTTGCCCTTCTACTCGACCGCCATTTTGTTTAGCGTGCCCATTTTCTAGGAGATGAGTTAAGCCTGGTGTTCGGTTATGAATGGTTTTTGTTAAGCCTGTAGGACTGTCACTTGTTGACTTACTTTTCCAACCTCGTGCATACTTACCAGTTTTTCGTGGAGAAGAGATCTTTAAAGTATCTACAGCACTGTCTGTTACTTCTTCTACTACCTCTCGCATTGCAGATGTCGTCTCTTTAATGTAATCACCCAACTCTTGATCAATTACTTTTTCCAACTCATCCATTCCTATCCTGTTCATAGTCATTCTCCTTAGTTGCTACAATATAAATCAATTGCCTAGGAACGCTATCACCATCAATTGAATCTACCGTAAAGTAGGCGTCTCTGTACTTTATCCTAGTTTTTAATGAACTTAGATTTAGTACCGCTTTGTCGTACCTTAGTGTAAATTGAATTTTGTTATAAAGGAGTTTAGACACACTCCCCTCATTTTCTGTCAAGGTCAATGGGCGACTAGAACACCATCTTTGGAAAACCGTGTTCCAAATTGAAGATTCATTTCCAATTTCATCAACCACAATTTTACGCACTTCAAATGTAAGACTGTCACGTAACGGAGCGATTTTCATCAAAAAATATCCTTCCTATCAGCTAATAGTAGGTGATATAACATTTGTTTTAACTCTTTATAATTAGCTGTTTCACGGTGTTCATAAAGATAGGCAACCCCATACAGGATTGCCATTCTTAGAACCTCACTGTAAGTATTCTGCCTTAATGTTTCTTCACAGAGTTTTTTACTCGTATCAATCAATTGCGTAATCAAGTCATCTTCATCTGTGTTTTCTACCTTAAGGTAAAGTTTTGCTTCTTCTAGACTTATCATGATTATTTTGCTTTCACAGTTAAAATTTTTACTGCTTCTGGTAATACTAATTTCCCATCAACACGTTGAGATGCAAGAAAACCAATTTGACCATTATTAGCATAAAGTTCATTGAGACGTTTAAAAGTACGTCCTTGGCGGTCTGCAATCCAGTAATATGAGAAATCTCCAAATGCAATGGCTTTATTCCCCTGTTCAGGGAGAGGTGCAAAGGTAGATGTATAGTATGGACGGTTAAGAATTAAATCTGGTTGTCCAGCTTGTGTAGACGGTTGCCAAATATAATTTCCGTTATTGTCTTTCAGTTTACGAATTGCTTTGACAGTTGTATCATGAAGAATCCATACTGCATTTTTACGATACGGAGCAGGAAGAGAATGATACAATTCAATCATGTCATCAAACGTAATGTCTTTAGTCGTCGTTGTAGGACCAGTAACATTTGCTTGCGTAAAGATTCCTGTTGGTTTCTTTGAGCCATCTCCAATAAGGAATGATTTCTCTTCTTCTGTACCAATACGTCGTGCAAACTCACTAGTCATATAGGATTCTAAATCAAATACTGAGTCATTTAACAATTCTTCTGAGATTCGAATAGCTGTTCCAATCTTATGTGAATCAAGTGTTACTTGACCAAATGTCTCATCAGTTTCAGGATAAAGTCCATTTTCATCCATCCATGACGCAGTTCCATGCCCTGTAACAACTGGAATCTTCCGCTCTCCACTTGATGTTTTAATGACGGTTGCTAGACTTCGGAAGAAATTCTCTTCTTGAAGACCTTGAACTAGTTTTTTCTCATACTCATCAGGTACTAAATGGCCACCCTCTGTATCTTCTCCAACACGAAGAACATCCTTAACATCAAAGAAGTTACGCTTACGGACATTCGTCCAAAAGGTTTTGGAATAGACATCAGACTTAGTTCCCTTCTTCTCATCTTCTACCTCACTATCTTTTAAGACAGTGGTAGGCTGTCTTGTCAAAGCCTGAGAAGTTGGTTGAGCAAGTTCTAGATCAATCTTTTCTTGTCGTTCTAAGCGAGCGATTTCTTGATTATAGCGATTGATTTTACTTTCCATTTCATCATAGCGTTGAGAATCTTCTTCTGAGACTAAACCATCTTCAGTTCGCACTGAGTCTAGGAAAGTTTTTGCTTGTTCCCAAGCTTGATTTCGTTTTTCTTTTAATTCAAGTAATTTAGACATAGGTTAGTTTTCCTTTCATTATTTCAATAAATCTAATCGTTTTCTTAACTGATTGAGAGGAGTCGTTGATAAAGGTTTGTAGCTATCTATTTTGGCTTGAAGTTTAACAACAAGGTTATGATCCGCAGTGGCTCTACTAAATGAATAACTGCTAATTTCTAGCTCTTCTTTAGGTTCATCTTTATCGAATAGAATCTTGTCCGCAAAGCCAAGTTCAACTGCTTTTCTCGCATTAAACCATGATTCAGAATCCATTAAATGTGAGATTTTTGCCCTAGATAATCCTGTTCTTAACTCATAGGCATTCACAATGGACTCTTTGATTTCCCCCAACATTTCAATAATCTTTTCCATATCTTTTGCTTCACCTTGTGCAATCGTCCACGGATTGTGAATCATCATCATTGCAACAGGACTCATGGATACTGTTGTTCCAGCCATGGCAATCACACTGGCAGCACTAGCGGCAAGGCCATCAATTATGACATGCACATTTCCCTTGTAATCCATCAGCATGTTATAGATTTGTGCTGCGGCAAAAACATCACCCCCTGGACTATTAATCCAGAGAGTGATATCACCTTTTCCTGCATTTAAATCATTTTTAAAGAGTTGTGGAGTAACTTCATCTCCAAACCATGTTTCATCAGCAATCTGTCCTTCAATACGAAGAGTGCGAATATTCCCTTCGTCTGAAAAACTCCAAAATTTACGCATCCTCTTCCTCCTTTTGTTTTTCTTGAGGTTGTTCAATTGCCTGTTTTGTCATAAAACCACCAGCATCTTTTAATTTAGTCATATTTCCGTTAATCAAATAAAGGTTTCCTCCTTCTTCATCTGTTAAAAGATTTAAATCTTCAAGTTCTCGAATATCATTTGTAGATAGCCAGCCATTCTGTCTTGCAATAGCATACCCACTCATACGACTTTGATAATCTCCACGTAATAAACCATCTACATTGAACTTAACAAAGTATTTCTTCTTTTCTTCAGGTAAAAAAAGAGACCTCTTGAAGGCCTGTTCTAAACGAACTACCCAAGGGTCTAATGTGTATTTTACAAACTCTAGTGATTGTTGCTCGATATTTGAAAATGAAGATTTTTCTAAATCACCAATCATATGTGGTGGTATCCTATACAAACGTGCAATCTCATTGATTTGAAACTTCCTAGTCTGTAAGAATTGTGCTTCTTCTGGTGGAATACCTATTTGAGTGTACTTCATCCCTTCTTCTAGAACTGCAACTTTATGTGCATTTGTTACACCGTTATAAACCGCATTCCAAGAATCACGTACTCTTTTTGGATCCTTCAAAATCCCTGGATGTTCCAATACACCACCTGGATTTGCACCATTTTTAAAGAATGATGCTCCGTAATTCTCTGTAGCCAAAGTCATCCCAATTGCGTTCTTTGCTAATGCGATGGGAGAATAGCCAATCAATCCATCAAAACCAAGTCCGGGAATGTGAAGGACATCTTCTTGTTTTAAAATAACACTGCCTTTATCCTTGAAATTTGGATTTTCTTCGGTCTGACGTTGATATTTGTAGTAAAGTTTCCCATTTTCATCACGATGTACTGACATTTTATCTGGTAACAAAGGATACAAACTGATAACCTGACCGCTCTTATCCCTTATGATTTGAATATAGGCATTGCCCCATATCAAAAGATGAGTCATCAAAGTTTCACGAAAGACAAAGGAAGACATCTCTGGATTTGGTTCATCATGAAGTAAGAAATATAGAGGGTGTTCAAATTTTTTCTCTCTCCCATTAGATGTTCTTTCGTATATATGAATGGGTAGAGAGGCGACAGCTTCGGCTAATATTCGCACACAAGCATAAACAGCTGTAGTCTGCATCGCTTTAAATTCATCGACATTTTCACCACTAGAAGTTCGTCCAAAGAGATAGGAAAAGTCCTGTCCCTCATAGCTATTATGCGGTTTATCTCGTGATCTTTTTCTTCCAATAAAATCTAAAAATCTCATCTAATCCTCCATTTTTGAGTACAATAAAAGCACCTCATTTGTGAGATGCTCTACGAATTAAAATTGAATTTACTTATTGAATAACTTAGCCCAATTCTGCTTGGAATTTAAAATTCTGGAGACATAAACCTCATATTTGTCGATATAATAAAAAGCTAAGTAATTTTCAATTGGCATATATCGATAACGTTTTCCGTCATCTGTTAATTCACCATAACCTCGACTCGATACCAAAGGGCATGCTTCTGGAAAGATTTCTAAAGTTTCTAGTGCCGTTAAAATAAGGTCTAGTTTACTATCGGCAGATTGTTGGCTGTAAAAATTCAGTACAATATAATCATGTATTTCTCTCAAGTCTTTCTTAGCTTGATCCGTAAGAGAAACATGGTAACGTTTATGATTATTCAAGTCCAAATTCCTTTCTTACATCTGCTAAAGACGTTAGTTTACCTTGTTCAATTTCTTGATGTCCCAACAAGATTTCCTTTTTCAAATCTTCAAAAGCAACCTGATATTGAGTCTCTTGTGAATCACTAAATACGAACTCTTTAGGGTCAACCGCACCTGTCGCAATTTTACGAAGTGCAGCATTAAAAATATCTGACAGGGTTAACTTTTCATCAGCTAAGATTTCTTTTGTTTGTTGGTAAAAAGTCGAATCTGCTCTAAAATTAACAGGTTGAGTACTTGCCATGATTAATACCTCTTTGTAAAGATGATTTGTAAATACATTGTAGCATCTTTATATTTAAAATTCAACTAAAAGCTTAATATTCCTCGCTCGTCATAAATACTACTATCATTATTTTGGTGTCGAATACATCTATCAATCCCCATTATAAGAGCAACAATTCCATCAATTTTTTCAACTGATTTCTCCTTATCTGGCTTGATATTTCCTGCTGGGTCTTGTCTCATGACTACGTTTTGAGACATCCATTTTAGAACTGGTTGTCCTCCGTGTTGGATACGACCTTCCATCATGAGTTTGAATAATTCCTTGGACGGTGGACTCATATCCTTATACCCTTGACCAAAAGGAATCATCGTCAGTCCCATATCTTCTAGATTCTGCACCATTTGTGTTGCATTCCATCTATCATAGGCGATTTCTTTTATATTGTATAGCTTTGATAATTCCTCAATGAACTTCTCTATAAAGCCATAATGAACAACATTACCCTCTGTCGTCTTTAGATAACCTTGCCTTTCCCATACATCATACAAAACATGATCCCTACGACAACGAAGTTCAAGAGTATCTTTTGGTAACCAGAAATAGGGGAGAATGATGTAATTTTCTAGTTCATTCCTAGGTGGAAAAACTAAAACAAAGGCTGTGATATCGGATGTACTTGACAAGTCTAGTCCTGCATAACACTCACGACCTTTCAAACTTTCAAAATTGATTGGTGCATCCCCTTTGTTGTATACATGTTCTGGAATCCAAGCAACCGTAGAATTTGTCCACATATTTAGCCGTAGTTGCTTGAATACATTTTCTTCAGCAGGATTATCAAGTGCTTGTTTATAAGCTTCTCTGACACGGTCTAAGCCAATGGTATGACCTAATGACGGATTTGCTTTTAACCAGTTACTTTCGTCATTCCAGTCCTCTTCATCAGATAAACCATAAACGACAGGATAAAAAGATGTATCTTTCTTTCTGCCCTTTAAAATATCAAGTGCTTTTGTATGTAACTCGTAACAAATTGAATTCTTATCTGTTCCTGCAGTAGTAATAATAAAAAATAAGGGTTGTTCTCGTGCATCCCCTGAACCTTTAGTTAAGACATCATAGAGGTGGCGATTGGGTTGCGCATGAATTTCGTCAAACACGAGTCCTGAAACATTGAGACCATGTTTCGTACCAGTCTCAGCGGACAAAACTTGATAGAAACCTGCATTAGAGTAGTTAACAATTCGTTTCGTAGCACCCATTATTTTTGAACGTTTCTCTAAAGGTCGACTCATTAGTACCATTTGTTTTGCTACATCGAATACAATAGAAGCTTGATTTCGGTCACATGCAGCACCATAAACTTCTGCACTGGCTTCATTATCTGCATAAAGTAGATAAAGAGCAATTGCTGCTGCTAGTTCACTCTTCCCATTCTTTTTTGGAATTTCAATATAAGCAGTTAGAAATTGTCTATTTCCATCTTCTTTAACAATCCCAAATATATCTCGTACTATCTGTTCCTGCCAAGGTAAAAGTATAAACTTCTGACCTGCCCATTTTCCTTTAGTATGACAAAGATTTTGAATAAAAGTCACTGCTCTATCAGCCTTACTTTTATCATAATGTGATGTAGCTAGCATAAAAGGAGTTGGTTCATAATGAAAAGTCATAATAAACCTCCCAACAAATCTTCCATTTCGTCACCGTTACCAACCTCTGAATCCATGGTAGCTAAACGATTCCTAGCGGATGGGGTTAGACCAAATTGTTCACAAAACTTCAGCATGATTTTTAAATTAGTTTGACTAATTGAAACTTGTGGAACTTGCTGTAAATACCCATTTGGTGTCTTTAAGATAGAACCATGTTTTGATAAAAACTCCTCTGCTTCTTTCCAACGTGCGTAAGCTTGACAATAACCTGCAAATGCGGTCATATCCATTTCCGTCAGTAATCCCATTTGTTCCAATATTTTTCCCATCCGCTTCCATTCCCTCTTAGCATCTTCTTCAAGCCACTGGGGGCAACGTGGAGCCTTCTTTTGAGGTTTTACTTCATTCGTTGGGAGAGGCCGTTTACCAGGATTACCTTCTAGAACTTTTAAATTTGTAGGTTTCGGTTTACGTCCTCTAATTGCCACTAATTCACCTCCTAAAATAAAAAGAACTCACATCGAGTTCCAAATTATAATTTATTGTATGTATCCACTATTTCTTGATAGATAATTTTATCAAAATCATCCATTCGGTCAGTGATTTTACCATATTCATAATGAAAAACTATTTCTTTATTTCGTTTAATTTTTAGGATTGCTATCCAAGCTCTATCAATATGTCGATCATAAGTACTGTATTCCCTAAGAAACTCAATATGATAGTGCCGACCATTGAATTCTCTAGTTATCATTTCCCACATAACTATCTCAATTTCATTATTTTATCAATTCCGTAAAGTACATTTAAACTTTGTCCATTATCCCAATTCACTAAAATTGAACCAATATCATCAACACCAATTACCGTACCGAGAGTACCTATAGGTGGTGCAAATGGATCCTCCATTTCGAGTAATTTGACTCGAGTTCCATTGGGATACAATGATTTCAAAGTCTTCACTTTTAAGTCGTCCATAATATAACCTCTTCTCTTTTGTTTAGTACATATTAACTCTAAAGTTCATCTTTATCCAGTTATTTCTGATGATATTTTGAAGATAATATAGCACAACCAATAGCATACACAACTGGTACTGTGACTCCGTTTCCTGCTTGTTTATAAAGTTGTGCATCTGAATTTACAGCTTTTGCCTTTTCAAATAAGTCATCACTGAAACCTTGAAGTCTAAAACACTCTTTTGGAGTAAGTTTTCTAATTTTGACAACACGACCATTCCAAACTACTGCGCCCATCTGGCAGCTACATGAAAGGTTGTGAGCTATTCCTCTCCCTACTCTTGCCCTTCTCGTTAATGAACTTGGATAAGAAAGATCAACCGAGTCACCAACCTCCGCCAATTGATAACCTTGCTTTGTTCCGTTCCTAACCTTGATACCTTGTGTCAAAATTGGTTGGACCTCAAGCACTCCAGAGTTCATTGCTGTTCGCTTTGTCGCACCAGCAGTATAACGAGCAGTTATACATCTTGCTTCTTCAGTTAACTTTGGTTCAGTTAGTGATTGGTCAATCAGATAAAGACCTGTCTTAGCTCCTAGTCCCCCACCCTCTCCAACAAGAGTTGTTGCAATACCACTAGGGTCGTAGACACGGTAGCTTTGCATACCGCCTACAAGTTGCTTAAGATGGCTACTGCTTTCTCTGCTGATAGGTAGTACTTGTCGTCGACCTTTTCTTCTAAGATGTCCGATAGTATAGATGCGTTCTCTATTTTGTGGTACTCCGTAATCTTTTGAGTTGAACACTTGCCATTCAAGGTCGTACCCTGATTCATCCAAGATAGAGATATAGTCGAGATAATCTCGTCCCCCACCACTTGATAAAAGTCCCTTAACATTTTCAAGGAGAACCCATTCGGGTTTATCTTCTTCTTTTTGGCTTTTGATGAGTTCAACAAATGTAAAAAAGAGTCCACTTCGCTCACCGTATAGGCCGGCTCGTTTCCCTGCGATAGACACATTTTGACAAGGGCTTCCCGCACACCAGAGATCTGCTTTTGGTAATCGTGTTGGATCGATTGTTGTGATATCGTCATGAAACCATTCTCCTTTCGTATCATACATTGCTTCATAAGATTTGCGTGCAAACTTATCTTTTTCGCAAAATCCTATACACTTCATTCCTGCTAATTCTAGCCCATGTCGAAAGCCACCAACTCCGGAAAAGAAATCTAGAAACGTTAATGTCATACTTGTTCCTCCAACTCCTTTAACACTTGGTTATAAGTTAAAACCTCATGATTACGTTGTACGGTTACTTCAGTATCGCCTGTAACTTCTATATAGCGTTTAACAATGACATCCACAAACTTTTCATCTAGCTCGATTCCATAACAAACACGTCCAGTTTGGTCTGCAGCTATTAAAGTAGAACCAGAACCTAAAAATGGATCTAAAACTATTGTTCCACGCATAGAAGAGTTTTGAATAGGGTAAGCCATAAGTTGAATAGGCTTCATGGTTGGGTGGTCTTTACTAGACTTAGGACGGTCATATTCCCAGATGGTAGTTTGCTTCCGATCACTAAACCACTGATGTTTTCCTTTTTTCTTCCACCCATATAAACAAGGTTCATGTTGCCATTGATATGGGCTACGACCTAATACAAGTGAGTTCTTCTTCCAGATACAACACCCACTCAAATAGAAGCCAGCCTCTTTAAAAGCTTTGCGGAAGTTGAGTCCTTCCGTATCTGCATGAAAAACATAAATAGACGCATCATCTTCCATGTGATTTTCTACTTGAGTAAACATTGAAAGGAGAAACTGATAGAAGTCTCCGTCAGACATATTATCATTTAGGATTTTCCCAGCCGTCTCTTCAACGTCCACATTATAAGGTGGGTCCGTTACTACTAAATTAGCTTTCCTATCATCTAGCAACTGCTTATAGGTTTCAGCTTTTGTAGAATCACCACAAATGACTCTATGTTTTCCCAATTGCCAAATGTCCCCATGTCTTGATACCGTTGGTTTCTTCAATTCTTCTTCCACATCAAACTCATCTTCAGACAACTCCTTGTCATGGACATTTGAGAGGATGTCATCAATCTCTGGTGGCTCAAAACCAGTAAGGTCTAGATTGAAATCAGACTCCTGTAAATCTAAAAGTAAGTCCGCTAAGAGAGCTTCATCCCATTGACCTGTAATCTTATTGAGTGCAATGTTCAATGCTTTCTCATCTTCTTTGGGTAAATCAACGATGACGCACTTAGCAGTTTCATAGTCTAAGTCTTTAAGAACTGTCAAGCGTTGATGACCACCAATTACAGTTAAATCTTCATTGACAATAATTGGATCAACATATCCAAACTTAAGAAGCGACTGTTTAATTTTTTCATATTCTTTATCCCCTTTTTTCAGTTTCTTTCGAGGATTATAAGCTGCAGGCTTTAATTCTTTCAGAGGAAGTTCTTTTATTTCCATTGTTGGTTGGTTCGTCATTTTAGACTCCTTTGTAAAATCTTATCTGTATGTAGCAGGCATGGCTACAATACTTTCTATTGGGATTGGCATAAGATAAAAATGACCTACCACAACACTGGCAAGTCATTTCTTCATATGCAGTTTGTTCCTTATCATGCTCCTCTTGATGATTTTTCCACCAATTTATTCTGCACCTATCTGAGCAAAATTTCTTCGGTCGTCCAGTTTTATTAGGAACCATAGGTTGAAAACATTGAGGACAGTTTGTACCATCTTGAACTCGGTTCTCAACCATCAAATACGGTAATGTCCCTTGTCCCTTTAACTCAGGATGTCTTTTACAATACTTCTTAACAGAGTCCTTAGATAGACCAATTGCTTTAGCAACTTCACCGTATCCTAAGCCATTTTTTCTAAGTAACCAAATTTGTTCTCGTTGAAAGTTATTCATACCTGTTCCTCACTTTTATACTAAAAAATAAGGTTATTTTCGTACCTAAATTTAAACAAATTTACGAAAATAACACTCACTTAATTCTATATTCTTACTGGATTCTTTACTATTTTGAATTGATTTTTATATCCCACCCTATCAATTTTGCGAAATTTTACGTTTAAGGGGGCGTCGGTCTTTTACGGACAAGGATTTAGAGATTATATCCCCCCTACCCCAAATTATAAAAGAGAGATATTTTTAGAACGTAACTACAATATTAAAACCGATAGGTATATTCCACATATAGGTCCGTTGTCTTGGTCTTTCTATCATGACAAGATTTACAGAGAGCTTGCCAGTTAGATTGATTCCAAAAGAGTTCTTGGTCACCTCGGTGGGGAGTGATATGATCAACCACTGTTGCCTTGGTCAGTCGACCTTCTCTTTGACAGTAAACACAGAGAGGATTGAGCTTTAAGTAACGAATCCGCGCCTTATTCCACCGTGAATTGTAACCTTTAGCTTTGGTTGTCTTGGCGTCAAGTACGTGGTTAGTCTTGTGGTCATTGCAGTACTTGTTTCCATAGGTCACAAGGTTTGGACAACCATTCTGCTTGCAGGGAGTTCTTGGTCTACGTGGCATCTTACTGCTCCCAAGGAAGAGTTGGTTTCGTAAAATGTCCAAAACATGTAGATTGAGTGTAGTCTACGTTTAGAAGATCCAACTCCTTGATAATCCCTTTCGGTGTTAAATCGTACCGTTCTTTAATCATTCCTACCAATTGCTTGCTCGTATAGTTACTTGTTCCAAATGTTTCTACATGAATAGAAACCGGTTCTGCGACCCCTATAGCGTATGCTAATTGAACTTCGCATCGTTTAGCATATCCTTCACGAACGATGTCTTTTGCAATCTTACGTGCCATATAAGCTCCTGAGCGATCCACTTTACTTGGATCCTTTCCTGAAAATGCACCACCACCATGATGGGCAAATCCACCATAAGTATCAGCGATAATTTTTCTTCCAGTAACTCCAGCATCTGCATAAGAACCACCAAGAACGAAACGACCAGTAGGATTCACTAAAACATTAAAATCAAGGTTTTGTTTATACTGTTTTGCAACTTTTATCATAGATTCTTTAACAATTACTCTTAGATTCTCAATTGTCATTTCATCGCTATGCTGAATTGATACTAAGAATGTTGTAATTCTTTTATTGTCATAATCATAAGAAACCTGTGCCTTAGCATCTTTCCCTAAGAGCGGATGCTGAAGTTCCATAAGTTTCTCAAGAACACGAGTTGCTAAAACGTATGGAAGTGGTAAGCATTCGTCAGTTTCGTCAGTTGCATAGCCATACATCATCCCTTGGTCTCCAGCACCGCCTGTATCAACACCTTGAGAAATATCATCACTTTGTAATCCGATAAGATTCGTCACAATGATGTTATCCATTTCTAGTGGTTTAACGACATTTCGAACAACAGTTTTTAAATCAAATAAGGCTGTTGTTTTCATTTCTCCAGCAACCACTATATGATTATCTTTGATAAGAGTTTCTACTGCAACCCTGCTATTCTTATCTTGTTCTAAACATACTGTTAGAACTGCATCTGAAATCTGGTCACAAATCTTATCTGGATGGCCATTAGATACTTGTTCACTCGTAATAATCATTCTTTCCTCCACGCAAAAAGCCTCCCCATTTGGGTAAGGCTCTGTTTTTTTATTTTGCTTTTCTACCTGCTTCATAGGCTTGTTCAAGCATTTCTTTCAATGCCCAAACGCTGATGTCATAAAAGTCAAGGCTGTCGCTATTTCTTGTTTCTAGTGTTTCAGCGCCAATTCTATTTTTTGCGATTTTTGTTAAAATATCCTCTTTCTTCATGGTTTTATCCTCTTTCTTTTTTGTTGTAACCATATTACCTCTAAGAGCGGGATATATCCAGTCATTTGTGCATTATTTTAAAGATATTTTTAAACTTTTAAAGCTTTCAAAACCACTTCAAGTATAGCTTCCTGTTCATCAGATTCTGGGTAGATATCCCATCCTCTGTCATAAGAAATGATAGTCTTTTCAGCAACCTCAACCTCTAATTTGAATACACATCCTAAATCAATACCTACATCTGATGGTTGGTCACTGACTTTTGCTATGTAATCAACTATTTGTCCGTGATAATGAATCTGACCTCTGTTCCACATGATTATTCTCCTCTTATTTTTCTAGGTGTATATTACCGTAGAACCAGAATTTTATCCAGTGAAATTAGCAGATTTACTACCTTTTTTGACATCTTAAGTATATCACAGTCATTTTTAAAAAGCAGTACCATCTTAGTAACAACTTAGTAACAGGGTAGTACCACCTTAGTAACACCCTAGTATCATTAGCCATTTATACTCAAGGTTTTCCCAGCAAAACGGTAATATTCTTTTACTTGTTTTAAGGCTTTTTGTCTATATCGACTAACTGTCATTCTAGAAACATTATGCTTAGGTAGTAACTCATCCCATGTCAATCCAACTAAGACTAAATCAACTACTACATCCCTCATAATTTCATCAACAGAAGAAACAGCAAGTTCAAAGAAATCGAGATCAGTTTTTAAATGACAGTACTTTTCAAACAGTGACTCCTGATATTCTCTTTCCTCTGCTAAGAACTTATCATGAAAAGATAGAGCCATATTTTCTGTCCTGACATTAGTTTTACTCGTTTTAACACGTTCTTCATTTGTCTGTCTAGTAGCAAGAGAATAGAGAAAAGCATCTTCTGAAATGGGTTTATAGTTTTCAATCAAATTCTTCGCAATCGTTAAATCTCTTTTTGCATCTTGATAGTGTTGAAAATAGTAGTCTACTTTATCCATATCAACCTCCTACTTGTGCTTTTACTGCTTCAATCAAACGTGATTGTTGTGCGTCCTTGGCAGTTAAAGCTTTTAGAATATCATCATCAATTGTACCTTCCGTTACAATGTGCTGAATAATCACTGTGTTTGCTTGTTGACCTTGTCTCCAAAGTCGAGCATTGGTTTGTTGGTAAAGTTCAAGAGACCAAGTTAACCCAAACCACACTAAGTGATGACCCCCCTTTTGTAAATTTAAACCATGTCCTGCACTAGCTGGATGCAATAAACCAACAGTGATGTTCCCTTTATTCCATTCATGAATATCAGTTTCACTTTTAAGAACTGTACTTTTAACCCTAAGCTTGTTCAATCGTTCTTGAATACGAAGTAAATCATGCTTGAACCAATAAGCGACCAGAACTGGTTCTCCATTTGCAGCTTCAATAATATCTTCCAGTGCATCAAGTTTTTGATCATGTAACTTGATAATTTTGTGATCGTCAGAATAAACTGCACCATTTGCCATTTGAACCAGTTTATTGGATAAACTAGCAGCATTTGCTGCTGTTACTTCAATTTCGTTAGAATCAGAAATAACAGATTCCTTTTTAAACTCTTTATATCTTTTTGCTTCTGCGTTTGTGAGATGGACTGATTTTTTCGTTGAGATTAATGTCGGCATTTGTAGATAATCCATTGCTTTCATAGAAATTGTGATGTCATCAATCTTGTCAAAGATTTGACACTCTGCATAGTCCATTGGAATATATTCATAGACGACGTTTCCATTTCTACGTCCCTCTCTAAAATAACGACTTCTGTATTCTCCGATAAAACGTCCCAAACGAACACCGCCATCAATGACCTTGAACTCCGCAAACAAATCCATCAATCCGTTGGAACTCGGTGTACCTGTTAAACCTACCACTCGTTTCATGTAGGGGCGCATGGCCATAAAAGCTTTAAAACGTTTTGATTGCCATGATTTGAATGAACTTAATTCATCAATGACAATCATATCCCACTTGAAATGCGGATGACACTCTTCAACTAACCAAGTGATATTTTCACGATTTACAATGTAGATATCCGCATCTTTTTGGAGTGCTTCTTGTCGTTGTTTAGGAGTACCCACAATTTTTGAATATCTCAAATGAGACAGTTCTTGCCACTGCTCTATTTCGTCACTCCATACTGTATTTGCGACTCTAAGCGGAGCAATTACCAAAACCTTTGAGACCTCATAACGGTCAAACATTAGTTCGTTAATGGCTGACAGGGTTGTAGCTGTTTTTCCCATCCCCATGTCTAAAATGACTGCTGCATAAGGAGTTTTTATGATGAAGTCTTTGGTGACTTCTTGATAGTCATGCAGTTTCAATTTCATCCAATATTTCCTCAATATCTTTCTTATTATCTAAAACATAGACTCGAAATCCTAAATGTTCAAATAACTTATGCCGTGACACCTGCAAAGCTCTAGGATGTTGATTAGGTGCTTTTACTTCCACCAAACCAAACTTGCCATTGGGTAAGAATACCAGTCGATCAGGTACTCCTGAAAAGGAAGGTGATACCCACTTTGGACAGATACCACCACGCTTTAAAACCTCGCTTGCTAACTTTTGTTCGATCACTTTTTCTCTCATACTTGTCCTCTCATCAGATTTAAATGGTGGAGGTCTAATGAGGTCATATCCTAAACTTTCCCTATATACTTTTTCTTAGTTAAATTTCCTATAGAGATAGTTTTAGAAAAGACCATCATTGACTTACACTAAACAAAAAAATGGAAGTCGTGGAACTTAATCCATAAACTTTTTAACCATACTTCACAAATTACTTTTCACTGAATACTTCAACGACTTACACTCCAAAAATACTTGATTTAAAATCTAGTGGAGATACACCCTCACTTGAGTAAGTCATTAGTTTAGAAAATCATCGTCATCAGCTTTTAATGATAACCCCATAATAAAATTCCCTTTATTAGTTCGTTTTCGTTCATAACCAGCTTGATTAAGTGCAGCATAGAAATCAGTTGTACTTCGTGTGTATTCTAAATTTTGAAGGCAATATGCACGATACTTACTGTACAATTCTCCTGATTTCTCACTTAATTTTTCACCCACGACACAACTTTCATTGATGAAATGCCCCAACCAGTCATTAGCTTCACGGTAGGATTTGACAGAATTTATTACTGCTTTTGGAACTGATGTTTTAAAATTTGCTTTGATGGCTTTTTCCGCTCCTTCAATAATCCACGATAAAATTGCTGGCCCAGCATTATCGTACAGATAATCCGCAAAATTCTTGATATCTGAACGACCACTAATTTTGGCATTAAATGGAATAACGACCAAACGTCGCCAAGTTCCTTCATCGTTCGCTCCAACTTTTGGTAAATGATTCGTATAAAGTACCAGCGTATGAGATGGAACAAAATGAAATGGATCCTTATACTTCTTTTCTGCTTGAATTTCGTCAGTTGAGGTAATCTGCTTCACAACTGCAGTATTCAATCTCATTCCTTCTGCCATTTCAGAAGCAATTACAAGTCGTTTCCCTTTTAACTCAGCCAGTTCTGGACTCACATTTCGTTTATTATTCATGGTTAAAGCATCTGCAGATAATTTGCCGGAATAGCTTCCAAGTACCCTTGCAATTGTATTCCAAAAGGTTGATTTCCCATTTGCTCCTCCTCCATAAGCGATAATCATATGTTCTTGATAGACCTTTCCGATTGCTGTCATACCGATGATTTCCTGTACATAATCAATCAGCTCCTGATCATTACAGAAAAAAGTAGCTAAAGTTTCCTTCCATAATCCCAAGCCTTCATCACTTGGAGAAACAGTGGTTATTTTAGTGATGTAGTCTTTTGGGTCATGTTCATGATAATCTCTAAGTCCATTTCTTAAGTTGTAGGTAGCATTAGGAGTATTAAGTAACATATCATCCTTATCAAGTTCTGATAAATCAATGGCTAGTATTGGTTTTGCAGTATTATGAGTCGCAGTAATATAGCGATAATCTCTTCGCTTCATAACAAACTGATAATAAGATTTTGAGGAAAGATAAATAGAATGAAGTTTTTGTTGAATCGGTGTTTCAATCACTTTAGTAAGAGCTTTACCACCTTCACGAACTACTGATTCATCAATTCCGGAGTTGACTAACTCTATAACGGACTTTTCGTATTGTTCAAGAGCATCTGCTAGTTGAAAGTCCATAAACTCAAGAACCTTTCCTATGGCCAATTGTTTATCTTCTTTCCAATACTGACCATTAAAAGTTAAATAGTCTGTCGCATTTGTATAAGCTAAAACATCACCATACTCTCTAGCTAATACTCCAGCTTCCCCGATATCAGAAAAATCATCCGGTTTTAAAGAAGGCCGATTAAAGGTATCTGGCGAAACATAATCATCTGAAGATTTAATTGTCTTATTGTAAAATCGAACCGCACTTCCCCAGATTGCGTCTAGTTCAGATTTTTCTAATGGCGGTTCACATCTGGATGCCTGCTCATCAAAACCATTTCTTGCTTCTTGTGTAACTCCTAATCTTTTAAGAATTTTAGCTGCAAAAACTGACATGGTTGAATTTCGACTTCCTTCTCTGATAGGATCTTTAGGTGGTCTATAAAAGTCAGCATCAAAATCTTCTTCTACTTCTTGAACTAAATCTTCGTCGATAGTCATCCATGAATCATTCCATATAACTTTCGCTTTCGGATTACCAAAGAAGAACCTTGCAGCATCTTTTGCATTATCATCAAAAAATTGATACCTATTCGTGAGCTCTTCTTTCATTGCAACATAAGCTTCCATATCGTTCGTTTCATTAATTGGGAAATAAATATGAAACTTTGGACGTGCTATCATGGCACCCTTAGACAACATATGATTTCTGCTAGTAACCAAAGCAAAGTCATAATCAATAAAGATTTCTTTAATGTTCTCTTCTGTAATCCACTCGTCAGGGTTATCAGTCTTATCATTATCAATGTCCATGACAATAACATCTGATTTTATAAAATTTGAGTTTGAGCGAGTGTGATTGGTAAACTCTGCACCTACATGATCGTATTGAACTACATTCAATAATGATTTATCATCTGTTATTCTGACTTTAATGGGATATACAGTACTTGTTTGGATACCTGTCTTTCCAGAATGACATAACGAAAATTGCATCCGCAACTCCTCCTTAATCTGCTAAAAAATCGAGATTCTATTTCTCTTTATATCTTTATAGGTAAAATTTACCTGCTATTTTCCGGTTCAGTAGAGATTTATTTCAAAAAAAAATTACTCTTCCTTTATATGTCAAAGGGAGAGTTTTCTTTGTTTTAAATTTTTTATTAATTTTTTAAAAAACCGGAATTCAATCATCTCATTTTACCTATACAGGTGTAAGAATTAGAAATCGAATAGAAAAATATTTTTGAAATCCGGAAATTCTAAAGTGATTCTTACCTATAAAGATAGGAGGATGTGAAATGACAAAAGAACAATTGATTGAACACGATGAACAATTAGTAGATACACTAACTGCCATCAGTGTTATCTCAAAACAACTAGCTAAAAAAATTAAAGAGGACGAACAATATGAGCAAAATGAAACAACTGAATGACTTATTAAATGAGATGAAGGAATCAGCAAAGTACCAATTAAGAATTATAGAGGAGTTTCAAGAACTACTGTCTGAGGAAAACACTTCTTCAAGTCACGAAAAAGTTATGGAAGAACCAAGACATGTTACTCTTGAAGAACTACGTGGTGTGCTTGCTACAAAAGCTAGTGAAGGATTTAAAGATGAGATTCGAGCTTTGCTAAAAGCTTATGGTGCTGATTCACTTTCAAAATTAGATCCTAAAAACTACTCAGCTTTAATGGAAGAGGCTGGAGGTATTGGTATTGACTAATCATGCTGTATTATCTGCTTCTGCATCACATCGTTGGTTGAACTGCCCACCTTCCGTTCGGTTAACTGAAGATATGCCAGATGTAAACTCTGAGTTTGCCCTTGAAGGTACGGATGCTCACGAGTTATGTGCTTATCTAGTCGAGAAAGCTTTAGGTAGGAATGCGCGTGATCCAACTGAGGATTTAGCATTTTACAATCATGAAATGCAGGATTGCGCAGAAGAATACTGCAATTATGTCATGGAACAAATCGAGAAAGCCAGAGGCTACTCACGTGACCCTACAGTTCTTGTCGAACAACGACTGGACTTTTCTAAGTGGGTACCTGAAGGATTTGGAACTGGAGATTGCCTTATTGTGGCAGACGGACTTCTTCAGGTTATTGATTATAAGCACGGACTTGGTGTTCTAGTTGATGCAGACTATAACCCGCAAATGATGTGTTATGCACTTGGTGCTCTTGAGATGTTTGACGGTCTTTATGATTTTGATAAAGTTACCATGACTATCTTTCAACCACGAAAACATAACATATCTACCTTTGAGATAGAAAAGACTGAGTTGCTTAAATGGGCTGAAAATGTACTCGCTCCAAAAGCTGAACTTGCATTCAAAGGTGAGGGAGATATGCAGTCTGGTAAACACTGCCAATTCTGTAAACTAAAGAATATCTGTCGCAAACGTTCGGAGGATAATTTGGCTCTTGCCAAGATGGAGTTTGCAAATCCAGCTACTCTTGATAACGAGGACATTGCAGAGATTTTGCCTAAACTAGACTTGTTGATTTCATGGGCAAACGACATCAAAGCTTATGCATTAAATCAAGCCACAGATGGATATCCTATCCCAGGATACAAACTGGTTGAAGGTCGCTCAGTTCGTAAATTCTCAGATGAGTCAGCCGTTAGCCAAGCTGTGATTGAAGCAGGCTATGATCCTTATGAGAAGAAGCTGCTCACTATCACTGCCATGACAAAGTTACTTGGCAAGAAAACTTTTAACGACCTACTTGGTGGTCTCGTAATAAAACCAAGTGGTAAACCAACACTCGTTCCAATTGACGATAGCCGTCAAGAGATGAACCTAGCAAAAAATGAATTTAAAGAGGAATAACTATATGACAACTAAAGTAATTACAGGACCAAACACTCGCTTCAGCTACTTAAATGCCAACGAACCAAAATCTATCAATGGTAGCACTCCCAAGTATAGTGCCTCACTCATTATTCCAAAAGAGGATACTGTCACCATTAACAAGATTAAAGCAGCCATTGAGCAAGCTTACAAAGAAGGTGAGTCAAAACTCAAAGGCAATGGCAAATCTGTACCTGCATTATCTACTCTGAAAACTCCACTTCGTGACGGTGACCTTGAACGCCCTGATGATGAAGCATACAAAAATGCTTACTTCGTAAATGCTAACTCTCCGCATAAACCTGGTGTGGTTGATGGCAATCGTCAAGAAATCATTGATACTTCAGAATTGTACTCAGGTATCTACGGTCGTGCTTCTATTACCTTCTATGCTTTCAATTCTAATGGCAACAAAGGTATTGCTTGCGGTTTGAATAACTTACAAAAATTACGTGATGGTGAGCCGCTCGGAGGACGCACTCGTGCTGAGGATGATTTTGCGACTGAAGATGATGATGACTTTTTGAACTAGAAATGGAGAATTAGATTGATGATGTATACTATTTTAACTTGTACAATTATGGGACTTTGGGTGCTTATCGGACTATACTTCGGGTATATGACTATTAGAGATGATATTCGAAATGAATTGGAACGAAAGGCGAAGCAAAATAAAGAAAAACTTAGCCAAACACCACTCAGTCGAAAAAATAAATAGAACTTTAGGTGGCAGTACTTCTGTCACCTTTTTCAGAAAGGACGTACTATGCCAATTAAAGAACTCAGCATTGACATCGAAACCTATTGTGAGATTGACCTACGAAAATCTGGTGTCTATCGCTATGCGGAAGATGACAGTTTTGAAATCCTTTTGTTTGCTGTATCTGTCAATAATAGACCAGTGACTGTTTACGACTTAACTAAGGAGAAGTTACCACAAGATATTCTTGAAGCTTTAGTAAACGATAATGTTATCAAATGGGCTTTCAACGCTTCATTTGAACGAATTTGTCTATCCAACTGGCTCAAGAAACTTCATCCCGAATTGTTATCAGATGGATTTCTCTCACCAATTTCATGGAGGTGTAGCATGATTTGGTCAGCCTATTTAGGACTTCCACTCTCCCTTGAGGGAGTTGGAACAGTTCTCAAACTCAAAGACCAAAAGATGAGAGAGGGGACTGACCTCATTCGCTACTTCTGCGTACCTTGTAAGCAAACGAAAATTAACGGTGGACGGACACGTAACCTCCCTCATCACGCGCCTGACAAGTGGTCTACTTTTATCGATTACAACAGACGTGATGTTGAGGTCGAATTGGCCATCAAGGAACGGCTAAAAAACTTCCCAGTACCTGCCTTTATGTGGGATGAGTACCACCAAGATCAGATTATCAATGACCGTGGAATTGGTATTGACATTGACTTTGTTCAGTCGGCTATCAAAATTGATTCAGAGAGCAAAGCTAAAATCCAAGAAGAACTAAAAACCTTAACAGGCCTTGAAAATCCCAACTCTGTTCTGCAGATGATTGGCTGGTTACGAGAACACGAAGTAGCAACAGATTCTCTAGACAAAAAAGCTGTGAAAGAACTTCTCAAAACAGTTGATGAAACAACTGCTCAAGTTCTCAAACTTCGTCAGCAAGCTACCAAATCAAGTGTTTCCAAATACCAAGCGATGATGAACTGTGTTTGTAAGGACGGTCGAGCAAGAGGAATGTTTCAATTTTACGGAGCTAACCGTACAGGTCGATGGGCTGGCCGTTTGGTACAACTTCAGAATCTACCTCAGAACCACCTTTCTGACCTAGAGGAAGCTAGAAAACTTTTTAGAACTGGTGACTTAGAAGCTACTGAGCTACTCTATGACACTCAAGATACCTTATCGCAACTAATACGTACTGCTTTCGTTCCAAGTGAAGGAAAGAAATTCATTGTTTGCGACTTTTCAGCTATCGAAGCTCGTGTACTGTCCCACTTAGCTGGTGAGAGATGGCGTAGTAAGGTATTTGAACAAGGGAAAGACATCTACTGTATGTCTGCCTCACAAATGTTTGGTGTGCCTGTTGAGAAGCATGGACAAAATTCTGATCTAAGGCAAAAGGGAAAAATTGCGGAGCTTGCTTGTGGCTATGGTGGTTCAGTCGGTGCACTCAAAGCCATGGGAGCACTTGATATGGGACTAACTGAGAAAGAACTCCAACCACTAGTAAACTCTTGGCGTCAGGCAAATCCCAATATCGTTCTCTTCTGGTGGGATGTCGATAATGCCGTAAAGACTGCTGTAAAGGACCTAATTCCAACATCTGTTCATAACATTCAATTTGAAGTTAAAAGTGGCATTTTGTTCATCAGCCTTCCTTCTGGTCGTAAACTATCTTATATCAAGCCAAGAATTACCGAGAACCAGTTCGGTGGAGAGTCTGTCACATACGAAGGAACTGGAACTGCCAAACGTTGGGAGAGGTTAGAAAGTTATGGTCCAAAATTTGTGGAAAACATAGTCCAAGCTATCAGTCGTGACATACTTGCCTATTCCTTAAAACTGCTGAACGAGTTCAAGATTGTAGGACATGTACATGATGAAGTAATAATCGAATGTCCAATGGAACAAAAACTTGATGAAATTGAAGCGTTGATGGGTAATGCGCCAGACTGGTTGTCTGATATTAACCTTCGTGCCGACGGATACGAATGCTTATTCTATCAGAAAGATTAGCAAAAAATCACCACCTCAAGTCGAGATGGTGATTTCCAATTATTGATTTAGTTCATTATAGACCTCCTTTGCCATTGCTTGTGCTTTCTTAATAGCAGCATATCCTTGGGTCTTTTTCAGACCAAGTTTTTCAATGATCTCTTGTTTACTAATCGTGATATCTTGGTAGATTAGCTTTAGGATTTTACCGTACTTTTCATTACGTTGGTATACAACATCAATCAATTCTTCTAGTGTTTCAATAAGCATCAGTTTCTCCTCGTGAGAAGGGATTCCAGTTGGATCGTAGCCAAATTTCTCATCATTATCCATTTTATCGAACATCTCATCTAAAGATAAATCATCATGCTTTCCTTTAGAATGACGGCTCAAGTATTCATTGGTATCCATGTTAAAGACACGAAGGGCATTCGCAAACTCATCTCGTTCAATAGGTACAAATCCAACAAGAATTCGCTTGCCATAAATGTTAAAAGTTTTAAGATTATCTCGATTTACATCCTTGTTAACTAGCATCGCTCTATCTCTAATTACGAATGGAGCTAGTACTTGTGAATCAGTAGGTTTTACACCATTATAAGACTTTTCACTTTGATAGCGATCTGGAGTGTATTTTGAGTTTCGATTTTGTTCATTAATTGACATGTCTTGTCACCTATTCCTTCGTTCACAAAGGAATTGGACATGCCAAAAGAACTATTAAATTTTATTTCTGACCACATCAGCAGTTCCTTTGCTAAATCATGGTCAGCTGGCTTTATAGCTGAACTGCTATTTCTTAAAGACACAGTTAAAGCCGATAACGTAGGAAAAATTCCTCGTTACAAAGTATCTTTAAGAAGACATTAGAATGTAGGATTAATCTTTACAGTATTAGTATAGAACATTAAAACTATTAAAAATAGGTAGTCTAGACTTCCGTAGCTAAACCCTATTGGTTATAATGTTTTTAATAAGATAAAGCCTTGAAATAATCAATTAATGAGCAAAAAGCGGAAATTGAATCTCCGCTTTTTTGATAAAAAAATAAGACCATCATAAATTTGATGGTCTATAGTGTCTTCATTTGTGCTGCTTGTAATATTGTATTAATTTCAGCTAATGGTTTGTAATAACTTGTCGTTAGTAACATTTTATAAACTTGATGCTGGTGAATTTTAGTTAATTTATGTCCCGCCTTTTCAAGCATATCCTCACTAATAGGTAGCATAAGTTTTAAAGCAAAACAAAATGCCAATGCTAACTCAAGCCTAGGTAGATTATCTTCTTTGGTTTCATAATCTCTTAGAGTTCTGTCCGTAATACCAACAATTTTAGCCAATAATGGTTGAGAGCATTTTTTTCGCTCTCTATGTCTTCGTAATGTCCCTGAAAATTCAAAAGGTAATTCCTTTAATAAATCAGAAATATTTTTTGAAAGTTTCACCATTTCTAAAGGTGGTAACTGATCCATTAAGCTCGGATTCTGTAAAATCTCCACAAAGTCAGCTTTTATTTCGCTCTCTCTTGTGACCCCACGATTTAATACATAATCATAATAGTCTTCATCAGAGATGGCAGTAAATTTCTTAGATTTTACCTTGAAAAGGAGACAACATTCATCCATATGTTCATAAGCATAATCAGTCATAACTGGGCCATCTTTTGTCATGGAAATATATTTTTTATCTTTTAAACAAAGATGGTTATCAATGTAAAGAAACTTATTTCCATCGATGATTTTTCTGAATGATTCATTGAAACAATACTCAAAACATAAATCATTCGATGTGATTGTATAGCTACTTCCATTATCAAAAGCTTCAAGCTCAAAAGCGAAATTGTGCATATACCTATCATCTAAGTAATTGTAAACTCCATTTGCTTCTTTGAATCCCAAGTCAATCATTCTAATTTTTGCTGCCTGCTTGGATACATTAAAGAATTCAGCAAGTTCATCAACCACTTCACGTACAAGTTCAGAGCGACTGATATCAGGATTCACTAAGGTTAAAGTTCGAAATAACTCTCTAATCTTAATTTTCGTTTGAACTTTTGGCATAAGGATTCGAGGAGCAATCCCATTAGCATGCCACTCCATCCAATCAAGTGGAGACCACATGCTAGAATCTGCTTGATTTTCCTCTGTCCAACTACTAGATACCGAGTGTCTGTTATCAAGTATCATTCTTACTTCGTGAAATACTTTATGTAATTCCCAGTGCACACACTCATGAATTACTGTATTATTGAAAGAACCAACATTTCTCTTATAGACAACATCTTTATCTACCAAGATACTTCCTTTGTTAAAAGGCTTAGAGACAGGTTGGTCATTTTCAATCACCTCTACTTTAGTATCTTTAAAAACCATTTTTCCAAAAACTGAGTCGTCTAATGTTAACTTCTCTCGATGTATTGAAAGTCCCATCTCCGCTACGATTAACTCAACTGGTATAGGAGTTGGTTGCCTAAGTGCTACAGGATAATATTTCTTTAGAAATGATTCTGCAATGTTATCAAATTCTTTCTTAGGGATGTACGGAACCCAATCCCTACTAAGCATCAAATTTCTATTTTTTTTATATTGGTCAGATTTAAACTCTGCGTTGTAAATATTAAAGACCTTTATACCTGAATCAAGCTCCATATCTACATAGACTGAAACGTACTTCGATTTCGTATCAAGTTCCATTTCCCCTTTGATGTACTGACGAACAATAACATCCGCAATCACAATAATTTCAAGTTTCAGTTTAGAATTATCAACTACTTCATAGTAAATCTTATAAAGTTCGAAATCATCAAACTCAATATATCCATTTGGTTCAGGTACCATGTATGTAGATAAATCAGTATTATCCTTATTATTGAAAATGAAACCTCTAACAGTTTTTATGATTAAATCCTGGTAAGTATCAAAAATATATTTATCGAACACTAGTTACCTCCGAGAACACTTACAATTATTTTCTAGAAAATTATACCACATTTTGCAAGCGCTTATAAACTATGATATAATTAATTGGAATTAACTCATTGGGAGGTATAAATGCTAAAGAATTTAAAAAAATTTCTACTCAAAGAAATCCCCAAAAAGATAAGCGAGCATGATTTGAACAGTTACGAAAATTTTGGAAAAATGATTGAGGATCACATTTCTGACATTATCGAAGAATATCTTAGAAATAAAAAAATTAAATTCAAATCCTATAGAGCCCCCAATAAAAATTATTTTCCCGATCTTACTCTAACTATAAGAGGTAATAAGTATGCATTAGAGTATAAATGTGGTCTATATAACAAATCAGGTACTTTTATTACTGAACCTGCTAATGATTTAGGGACTCTTAATTCTTACACTAAGAAAATCGATGAATTCAATAACAATATCTTTTGTATATTCGTAAAATATTCTATTGACAATAATTCCATCATTACTATCGATAATATTTATATTGATTATTTGTATAAATTTGTAGGAAGAAGAAATGAAAAATCTAAAATATTGACAAAATACCGTGAAAAGGATGGCAATCTAAGACCCAAAAATTGGGAGGATTTTGATAATTCTACCTCTTATTTCAACTCACTTGAAGAGTTTAGGAAGGCCTTACTTCTCACACAAAAATATAGATCTCTGCAATTAATATTAAAAAATTTGGAAACTTTATCTACTGACGAATTATTAGATATCAAAGCAAGTATAGATCACTTTATTAAAACAAAGCAAAACTAGAATAATTTTTTAGGAGTAATCAACATGGACAATATCGAAACTATTGAAGAACTTTTCCAATTGACCCAAGAAAGACTTGTTGGACAAGCAGGTGCAATTTCAATTACGTTTGCAAATCGAGCGCATATTTATTCTGGAAATGATGTTATTGGTAACTGCTTACAAGAATGGCTTCCTAGTTGGTTCACATTCCTTGGTGTAGATATACAGCCAGGTGCTCATACACAAGAGTTTCCTGATTTTGTAGCAAATTTTAATGGAAATCCTATTGATGTAGAAGTTAAAGCATGGAATATAAATAATGCTCCAGCATTTGATTTAGCAAATTTTTTTAGCTTTCTCGATACTACTTTTACTGAACCTGGAAAATTAAATGCACGATACTTTATTTTAGGTTACAGGCCTGCAAATGATGGTTTTACACAAGGTTTTACGCTAGAGAGGGTTTACCTCAAACATATTTGGGAGATTACTAACAACACTAGAAATTACCCTATCGGACTTCAGGTAAAACGTGGAAATCCATATGCGATGAGACCTAGTAATTTCTATAGAAATGAAGACAATCATTTTGAAAATATTTTCGAGTTTGTTGAAGCTGTTGCAGATGCATACAGACATTTTGAGCATGTATCTGATTTACCATTTACACCAGACGAATGGTACGAAAGAGTGATGAGTTATTTATAGTATCCTAAAATGAAAATAGAGTATGCTAACAAGTCATACTCTATTTTTTTTATAGGTTTCTAATAATTTATTCGATACTGCTTTTATTACTGGGACACATACTGTATTACCTAGTAAGTCAAATGCCTCACTTTCTTTTAGGAAACTGAGGTCATAATTATCTGGGAAACCAAATAATCGTAGACCTTCATTTACCGTTAAAGGTCGAATACCATTAAGTACAGGAACAGCAAGTTTATGAACATCTGTTGCTACTAAGGTTGGTGTTGTATCATAGGGCGATAGGATTTTTGTAAATTCAAAAGAAAGCTTACCGGTTACTATATTGTAACCTTTTTCTAGGGTTTCGTCTGGAACTCGTTTATTACCTTCAAGTTTTTTAGGATGTTCAAAACTTAAATATCCTTTTTTTACAAGATCATCTAGCATATCTGTAAGATTAGGTGAGTTAAAAAAAGTGGAAATCATATCCGATGTTAGCGGCATCCCATCCATCCATTTAATGCCAATTATTTCAGCCCATTTTTTATTTCTTCTTTGTTTTAATAAATTGTCTAATAAAGCTGCCTGTTCCTCCGATATTTCGCCTTTAAGACCTATATCCCAACTATGTATATTATTTTCCCCACCTCGTTTATCCTTTATCGCTTTACCATACACACTCTTCAAATCGTATTTTGATAGTAATTTTTTGGAAAAGTCACTATCAATTGGTGGAGTATTAAAGTCAATCACATCCTGAAGTACTGAATGAGAATATTCGAAATTTTCCAATGTCTCAATAGTATTAGATTTAAACCCAATTATGTAAATTCTTTTCCTAGATTGAGCTAAACCAAAGTCCTTACCATTCAAAACACTGTAACTTATTGAGTAACCCAAATCTGCCAAAGTCCGAGTAATAACTTTAAAAGTATTACCTTTATCGTGATTCACTAAGCCTTCCACATTTTCCAAAACAAATCCTAAGGGTTTTTTCTCCAATAGTATTTTTGCTATATCAAAAAATAATGTTCCCCTCGTATCTTGAAAACCTAGACCTAATCCTGCTTGTGAAAATGCTTGACATGGGAAGCCAGCTAATAGAAAATCAAAATTCGGTAAGTTTGATGGATTTAATTTAGTTATATCACATTCAGGATTATGACCGAAATTATTAGTGTATGCCTTTATCGCAGCAGGCTTGATGTCGCTAGAAAACACACATTTTCCAACCAATCCATGTTCCTGCAATGCTTGCTCAAAGCCAATTCTGATACCTCCAAGACCACTAAATAAATCAATGAAGGTCACTTCACCTTTATTTCTGACAAGCTTTTGTTCTACTTCTTTAATACCAATACCAATCAATTCTCTACATTTTTGAGAAAAAGTTGAACTGTTTGGCAAAGGTAAACTATCTATCCTTTCAGAATCCTCATCGCTTAGATATATAGTATACGCTTTTCTCTTATTAGAAATCGACTTTCTTCCTGCTCCTTTTCTCGGACCACCATGCATAATGTCACCTTCTTTAATATTCATTGTGTAAACATAATATCACAAAAACATTGTTTTTTCAAGTTTTTAAAATCCGAAAATTTATTCTAACTTTCTAGTTGAAATTATCTTACATTTTGATATAATTTTGTTAATTTATAAATTAACAAAAGGTGTAGACTAATGTTTTCAAAATTTCGTTTAAAAGCAAAAAGGGAAGAATTTGGTCTTTCTCAAACCAGTATTGCAATAGAGTTAGCGATAAGCCGTGTCGCATATAACCATTGGGAAAGTGGTAAAACTGTGCCTAATCAAAAACACCTCACCGCTTTATCTAAAATCCTAGATGTCCCTGTTACCTATTTTGAATCTGAATACAATATTGTCAATAACTATCTTCAGTTATCTCCTGACAATCAGATAAAGGCAGAGGAATATGTTGAGGAACTTCTACTTTCTCAACAAACCTCAAACGTCACTCCACTTTTCTCTGTCCAAGTACTATCAGATGTTCAACTGTCTGCTGGTCTTGGTGAGGGCTTCTTTGACGAGTTTGAAACTGAAATAGTCTACTCAGATGAGGAACAATACGGTTATGACATTGCAGCTTGGATTGAGGGAGATTCTATGGAGCCTGTCTATAAGAGTGGCGAAGTCGCACTTATTCGTTCAAACGGCTTCGACTATGATGGGGTTGTCTATGCTTTATCATGGAATGATGCTGTCTATATTAAAAAGCTTTACCGTGAAGATGATGGGTTCAGAATGGTTTCTTTGAATAAGGACTATCCAGATAAGTTCATCCCTTATGAGGATGAACCAAGAATTGTTGGTCTGGTTGTAGGCCACTTTATGCCTGTCGAGGGAGTGTAGTCATGAAATTAAAAGATATTTTAGAACTTGGAACATACGGTTTCAATCCTGATTGTAAAGTTGAAATCTTCAATATGGACAACTTTGAAGAGCGACTAGAGAATGAAAGTTTCGATGAAATTCTTATTCCTCAAAATGATGATGCAAAAATCTATCCTTACGCTTTTTTGATAGAAGATTCTATTTTAATTGCTATGACCGAGGAGGGTGACAATACCAATGAACGTTAAAGAAATGATTTACATAAAGGGCGAACGTATTATCTTTACTCCCGACAAGTTCGAATACGACATCACTGATTACATTGGAGAACTTATCGAAGAGCTAGAAAAACTCAAACGGAGATGATCCTATGGGCTATATCGACTACTCTATAGAACCTCAAAGTGACATAGCCTTCCTCGATATGAAGTCCTTTTACGCTTCGGTTGAATGTGTAGATAGAGGTTTGCATCCGCTCTATACATCATTATGCGTCATGAGCCGAGCAGATAACTCAGCAGGATTAATACTTGCTTCCTCTCCTATGTTTAAGAAAGTATTCGGAAAAGCAAATGTAGGGCGTTCCTACGACTTGCCTTTTGACGTAAACACTCGTAAATTCAGTTATCAGAATGCATGGAAGCAGGGCATTGAGGTAACACCCAAGTATAAATCTTTCATCGAACACTGGGCAATGCGTACACTCATTGTTCCTCCTCGTATGGACAGATATATCGAGAAGAATTTAGAGATTCAACATATCTTTCAAGACTACGCTGCTCCAGATGACATTCTCCCCTATTCAATCGATGAAGGCTTTATTGACCTTACTAGCTCACTTTCTTACTTTATTTCTGATAAGTCAATGTCAAGGAAAGATAAGTTAGATAATGTTTCGGCAATGATTCAGAGAGATATTTATCGCAAAACAGGTATTATCTCAACTGTTGGAATGAGTAATTCCAACCCTCTTCTAGCTAAATTGGCTCTAGATAATGAAGCTAAGAAAACTGCTACTATGAGGGCTAACTGGTCATACCAAGATGTAGAATCCAAGGTATGGTCTATTCCAAAATTAACGGACTTTTGGGGTATTGGTAGTAAAACTGAGATTCATTTACAAAAACTTGGTATTCATTCAATCAAAGATCTAGCTAATTTCAATCCTGATATTCTCAAAAAAGAATTCGGTAAAGTCGGTGTTCAACTTTGGTTTCACGCAAATGGAGTTGACGAGAGCAACGTCCATGACCCCTATAAACCAAAATCACGAGGATTGGGTAATTCTCAAGTACTTCCTAGAGATTACAAAACCCAAAGAGAAATTGAAATTGTATTAGCTGAAATGGCTGACCAGGTTGCTAACCGTCTTCGCTCGGCACATAAAAAAGCTACTGTCGTTTCTATTCATATTGGCTATTCTAGGACTGAGATGAAAAAATCAATAAATGCTCAGAAAAAGATTGACCCCGCAAATCTTCCAAAAACAATGGTTGGTCATGTACTTGAATTATTCCGAAAGAAATACAACTCTGGTGCAGTGAGACAAATCGGCGTATCTTATAGTGGCTTCGTAGATGAAAATTATACTCTACTATCACTATTTGACGATGTAGAACAAATTGAAAAAGAAAATAGACTTCAGACAGCAATCGATGTTGTCAGAGAACAGTTTGGTTTTTTGGCCATACAAAAAGGAACCGTCCTAACCAAAGGTTCCAGAAATATTGAACGTAGTAAACTTATCGGCGGTCATTCCGCTGGTGGATTGGAGGGATTAAAATGAAACAAGAAAAAAATACAGTACAATTTTCAGAAATCCGTAGCAAAGGAT